CTGGCTGTGTATCCCAATCAAAGAAGAACCATGAGCCCCGACACCCTGGCAATCCTGGCCGCCTTCAGAGACAGCCCAACCCTCAACGAGGCCGTCGCTCAATCCTTCAGGGCCCTGGCGCTGCTTAAGTCGGACGAACCCCTCGCGCCGGATCGGCTGTTCCGCATCGCTGACGAGCTAGACCCGTGACTGCATCTACCGCTGATTACCCACTGACAACCACGCTTAATCACATTTATTCACATACTCACTCGCAACACAACTTTGAAGGGTTTTGGCAACGAACACTAAAGGCACTAGGTAAAACGCAAGCCGATGATGAATTAATTACGTTTTTGGAAATAGCAGACAAAGTCGAATTTTGCGGTTTACAGTTTTTTGCTTTTGACTTGCTTTTGTGCTTGAAGTCAGCACCAGAATACAGTAATCACTGGCGCCGATTTGCTGTTTGGTGCGCAAGACGGAAAATTCAACCAACTGATGCTCGTAGTTTACAAATTTTGAATGTTGCCGAGCAATATGCGGAGGGTGCGGCATCACTTGCGAATCTAGTAACAGCTTGGAAAATTGCTGAAAACGCTTATAATGAACTTGCAGATGGCTGCACAAGGGCGGAAATGGCTAGAACGGAAGCTGTTTGGGCAACTACTAGGCCAGCGGCCTGGAAAGCTGCCGCCATGGCGTTCAAGGCAGCAGCTAGCGCAGAAGCAGCTCAAGAGGGTGCTGTGGCATTAACAACAGCATGGACTTCTGCATACGCTGCCGCTCAATGCCGGTTTATTGCTGCTTTTAGGCAATTGGTCACAGATGGAACACTTCCGCCTCATATTATTACTATTACTGACACGTCGGAGGCGTAGCAGGGAGGAGGTTGTTAGCGGTTTACGTTGCCACTCTGGAAACCTGGAGCACAGGCGCAATGCTCCCAGATGATCACCCCAGTGGTTCCAGTTCAGGAGGTCATCCAAATCGGCGAGCGTTTGGTCTGGCGCATTTGCGCTGGCGTCCACTGCGTTGAGGCGTTCTCCGGCGCCGACGCCTGGCACAAGATGCGGCATCTATGCCGAGAGCACGGGATCACCCTGGCGACCACTGGTGTTACCGAGCCAGCCGTAGGGCCCCCTCCGCTGCCAGATCCTGGCGTCTAGCCCGCCTCCTGCAGCACCGATACCCAGATCCGACCCAGCTGCGTTAACGGAAGGATGCGGTCGCGCAGGTCAATGTTATGCAGCCGGATGCAGCCAAGGGTTGGGTGCAGGTCCTGCCTTGGCGCCCACGCCCCAGGCCAGCCGCAGGCGCTGCCACCACCATGCACCATGATGCCGTCTCGATACGGCTTGCTTGTTGGCCCCTCCTGGCCCTCTTGTCCTTCCATATCAAAGCTGTACCAGCCGTAGGCGCGACGATCGGCGGCAAACCTTGGGCGTGGATCCTCTTCGTAGTCCCGGTAAATCTTGCCGATCAGGTAAAGCCCCGGAGGGGTGTCCTCACCGGTCCGACGCCATTCAGCATCCGCCCCTTGGCCACGGCAAAGGCATGGGATCTGCCACAACCGCCGCCCATCATGCGTCCACCCTGTCATGGTTTCGGCGATGTCGTTGGCAATCATGTGGTGATCGCCAGGCCGCAGGGTGGGACGGACCTTGGGGCCCACCATCCCTGGCGGCCAGACCGGTGTCTTCACAGCGGCCACCGAGACACAACACGCCAGCCCCGGATTCGCAGCAGCGCCGTCGCAATGCCAGCCCGCCACGGCGGCACGTCAACAAACAGCGCCCGCGTCGGGGGATCCTGCGGCTCTTCGCAGATCAAACGGATCAACCCGCACGTCATCATTGCTTAGCACCTGGCGCAGCTTTCCCGGTAAACTGAGCCAGACGCCAGACGGCAGTAGTGCCCACCGCTACTTTTTCTTGGGATGTTCAGCGGGTGTTTACTGTGCCAGGGAGGTCTGATGTTGGCATCATGGGCCGTGCCTTTGATCTTCTGCCTGGTGGCACGATGCTCAACGCCCCGTGCATCCATCGAGGGGTTGTTGGGGTGACGGTAAAGATGCTCAGCGACACCAAGACGCAAATTATCAATTCTGAGCCGGTGATTATGACTAGGGAGGACACGTCACCCAGAGACCTTGTGCCATGGCAGGAAGAGTTACTACGGTCGTTTCAGCTTCAGCCCGCCTAGGATCATCTTTACGGGCCGGGGGTGCGGTTTGGCACGGCAATGCCTAGCGCTGTGGTGGCTGCACCGGAAAGGGCAACGATTGCAACGGTGCGGCTTTCAGCACAGGCTTTGCCGCCAGCATGTTTCATGCAATTCCACCAGTCAAGAACCCCGACTCCTGCGCTAGCCAGTAAGCAGAAGCCGGCAAACCCAAGACACCAGCTTATGTAGCGGGTCACCCCCTCCACCTCACCAGTGCTGGGGGGGTCATGGTGCCTGTTTTAGAATGCTTCATGCGATCCAGCCAAGCAGGAAGTCCAGCAAACAAAGCTCCCAGTATGCCCCCCCCAACAACGGCTAGCAACACATAGGCGGAAACGTTTTTGTCTAACCTAGCAACCGTTTTAGCGACTTCTTCATAGTCTTTTATTCGTCCATTGATCGCTAATATTTCAATTTCGTGTTTATGCGATTGGTCTAGGTATTTTTCCTGTAAGGATTGATGCGCTTGCGCTGATCTGTCAATTTTATCTGCAATTTGTTCTTGCCCTTTTTCTACAGCCTCAAGCCTAAAACCTATTTTAGCAATAGTTTCAAGTTTGCCTTCAAGACCATGTAAGCGATCACAGGCCGTTTTTAGTATTCCTAGAAAAGCGGCTATTTCGCTCTGCGATCCTGGCTGCGCAACTGATTCAAAAGTCTGTTGTTCTCCGCTCACGGCTCCAACCTCCCCCGCATCCAGCGCCGCACACCCGGCACCGCCGTCAGAACACCCCAGGCAGGCAGAAACAACGCCAGGTGCCACAGCGTCATCGAGAGCAGATCGTCAGGTATTAGTGTCATCCGTTGATGGTCCCAGCCATGCGTTACAAGGGTTTACGCTCTGGCCTAGCTTTCCAGATGCCGAAGCGTTGCTATCAAGAGCTAACTCGCTGGCGGGACATCTTCAGAAACCTTGACCGAGATGAACTCATCATTGGGGAACGTTTCAACCCTGCCATCGGCATAGGTCACCCGGAACTCGGCTTCAAAGATGCCAGCATTGGCGATTTCGCCCGTTTGCCACTGGTATTCCACCGTTGGCGTACCAGTTGCAGTCACCACCACCGCCGCAGCGTCAATCACGGTGGCCCCGCCCCTTGACCGTCGCTGCCGCATCTGAAACCGCACCGTCGCACCGGTCAGCACCACCGATGCCGGATCTAGTGCGTATCGGATGGCGGGTGATGTATCGCCAGTTTTGATGTAAAAAGTGCTCATCGAATCCTCACCTAACGATGCGCCCGCCACGGCGTGATATACTCAGTTTGCCGCCATTGGCTGGATCGCCAGGGAAGGCAAACCGAGTGGCAAATTGAACTGGCCCGATTGCCGTTGACGTGCCGGTGATCACAAAGACTCCATCCGCTACGCCGATAACTCGGACTGCGCCTGTTGCCGACCCGCCAAGAGGCAGGTCTCCCGCTGCTGACCCGGATATAATTGCCGTAGCTACCGTGCCCGTCGCGTTACCGGTGAGCGGTAAGGTGCCGCTGGCAATCGCGCTGATTTGGGCCGTTGCGGCGCCGGTCCCGCCAAGCGGCAAGATGCCGTCCGCAACGACAGACACGCGGACAGATGCGATCGCTTCACCATCGAGCTGCAACGTCCCGTTAGCCGCGCCATTGACGCTGACCCTGCCCGTGGCGTCCCCGGTAATCGGCAGTGTCCCCGAAGCGGTGGCAGTAATCGGAGCGGTGCCGATGACGCCCGTAGCGGTGCCAAACAGGGGCAGCGTGCCATTGCCCACCGCAGATACGGCGACGGCCCCGGTAGCGCCCCCTCCAAGGGGCAGGGTGCCAGCGGCAGTAGCAGTAGCAGGGGCGTTGCCAATGACGCCTACCGCGTCTCCAGTTAGTGGCAGCGTGCCGCTGGCTGCGCCGGAGATCAAGACGGTCCCGGTGGAGTCCCCGGTGAAGCTGATCGTGCCAGATGCCGTGCCTGAAATTCCGCCACCGCCCGCAACCACAGGCGACCAGATCGCAACCCGTCCGCCGTAACCCTTCTGGGCCGACAGCGAGCCGGTCAGGGTTGAAACGAATAACCGTCCGCCGTAACCCTTCTGGACGTCTAACGTCATCAGGTCACCGTGATGGCTTCGACGTACCCGTTGAACGTGGTGCCACCCCAGGCGATCAGATCAAGGCTGAGGATCTGCGTCCCGCTGCCGGTCGGGGACAGCGAAAGCGTCACCGTCTCCCATGTGTTTGCCGCCGCCGTCATCAGCGCCCGCTGCTCGGTCGTGATCCCCGGCAAGCCTTCCGTTGGCATGTAGGACAGGCCCATTGACAGCCCGGTATTGTCGCGCCGCATCCGCATGGCAATCGTTGTCGTCACCCCGCGCGTGACCTCGAACTGCCCCAGCGGCAGGCGCAGCGGTCCACGGGCCACGGCGTTGCCGCTTGTGACCTGCACGCGCCAGGACGAGGCTTGCGTGTCCACCACGGCGGTCTGCCGGGTCATCCGGCCATACGTGTGGCGCAGCGTGTCATTGCCCGCGATTTTGCCCAGACTTTCAACTGACAACAGCCCGTCGTTGCCGTTGGAGACGAAAAAGATGTCAGTAGCCTCTCTCGGGTCCGCGTTCGCAATACGCGCATTGACCCCTAAAGCAACGAAAATTCCGCCCGACTGATTATTGAGCGTCACCAGATCATCAACACAGATAGACTCGTTTCCGGGGTTACCCTGAAAAGTCAGGCCGTACCCCCCGCTATTCCGAATGGTGAGGCCCCGCACAGGATTGCGGCCCCCGTTATAGGTCACCGCGCTCAGGTATGAGTAGATGTTTTCCAGAACGCTGCCGTTCGGCTGGTTCGATCCGCCGAGCGAAGGGCCACCGCCCGCCGAATAACAAACATCGGCAGCACTCAGACCACTGTGGGCGAAGCCGTTGATTGCAAAGCCGCAGGAGGTAAGGAGGCAGTTTTCCACTCGGCACCCGTCACTGCCGGGCAAAGTGTTTCCGCCAAGCGACGTGTTCATGACGAAGTTCTGGAACGTGGTGAACTGCCCACCTCCAGCCTGATAAGCGCGCGATGACAGCATGTACCGGGTCATGCCCGTGCGGCTTGCCATGTCCGCCGCCGACCAGCCGCCCGTCCACACGAATTGATTCGTCGCAGTCCCAGGCTCGTTGGTTGACCAGGTGCGGGGTTCGGTAAACGGGAAACACTGGTGCGCATAGGTGGCCACCGTTTCAGCTGCACCGTCATATCCCCGTCCTGCGCTTTCAATGCCGTTTTCCTGCGTGCCGCTGCGGTTCAGGACAACGGCTGTGTCCGACGTGACACCCATTACCCCCAGCAACGGCTCATCTCCGGTACCATTGCCGCGCAATGGCGGGGCCGTGGTGTAGGCGGTCTTACTGACCATCGTTGCCAGCGTGACTTCGTCGGCACTGCCGGGGGCCTTGGATGCCCACAGGCAGTTGATCGAAATGGTCGGGGTGCCGGGGTCTGCCGTGGTGCGCAGGGCAATGGAACTGATGGTGCCGATGCTGCCAATGTGCGCGATCAGGCCCGCAAACCAGACGTTGTTCAAGCCGTCTGTGAACGGCACCGACACAATCGGCACGTCGCCGTTCGCGTCCGAACACAGGTCCAAAAACACTGTCCCCGCAGTCAGCGCAACCGATGTCCGAAACCAGACGTTGACCTGCTGAAACCCGGTCAGGTCCATCGTCAACGGCTTGTGCGCCAGCTTGCCGGTGGTAAATGCCGTACCAACTGTAAAATTCACCGCTGCCGCGCCGATCAACCGGGTGCCGGACGCTGCATTGAGTGTCACATGCGCAGCCGCGACCCAGCCCGTGTTCGCCGTCAGGGCGTCGATCAACTTCACCACGCCTGCAGGCACCGTGATCGACCGCGCACTTGCCCCGGTGGTCCAGGTGCAGTTGCCGATCAGGGTCGGGGCAGGACTTTCAATGAACCGAATTTCGTCGCCCGGTGCCACCCGTGCCGCCGTCGGCCCGCTGTTGATCGTGCGCCAACGGTTGACAAACGATAGCCCGTTGTTGGCATCGTTCCCCCCGATTGGGTCAATAAAGAATATCGGCATTGTTATTTAGCCATTGACTTAGGGCGGCGGTACGCAACATTTCATTTTCGGCCATCGGCAGCTTAAATATCGGGGCGGATTCCGTCCCGTCTGGCAGCCGAATCCGCGCCTGTTCCATTACGCCACCACCCGGTGCAGGACCAGCGTAGACCCACCCCAGTAAGGTGACGGATTGCAAAACGGCCCGCGCCAAGCCAACGGATTCCAGTGTTACCTTCACGCCGTGTACCTCGGCCCAAGACGGAGATCGGAAGGTCTGGGAGAGGATCGCTGCCTTCGTCGCTGGTGAAAGCAGTCCCATCGCTTCGACGTTATCAAACATCGCTGCAACCTGGCCTGCATCCATTTCTGGGCGAACCTGCTGGTTTCGATCTACAGCGTCAAGCATGGTCAGTATGACGGCAATCGCTTGAGTCGATAATGAAATAGCCGTGTTGTTCGGTGTTAGGTCTGCCGGTATCTCCCCTCGCGCCGCCACGATCCTCAGTGTGGCCAGCTCGCCGGATAGCGCCGCCGGGATCGCAATTTCTGGGCACGAAAACGGCACCCGAACAGCAGGCAGGGTCGGGTCTGGGGTGTTCAAAGCGGCCACCACCTGCGCAGCGTCCAGCCCGATCATGTCTGATTGTTGGAGGCGTTCAATGAGCGTTGTCATCTTCAGGCACCGCCAGCGGTCAGATTGAATGATGTAATCGTCACTTGTTGGCCTGCAGCAATCGACGTGTTGTCGATTGTCATATCACCGCCGCCACCAGTGGCAGTTACGGTCCCTTGGATATGGCAGGTGGCGCCTTGGTCAATACTGAAGTGCGCTGCCGTACCAGCTGCGTCCGCTGCTACGTCTTGCCACGTACCAGACAGCGCTTTGGTGCCACCAGATGCCGCCGCCATCCAATCAGACGGGAGTACCAGTGTTGCCAGCACCGTACCAGCCCTTGCCGCTGCGCAGTTGGCGGGAACAGCGCCCGTGCGAATTGTCAGCGTCGGGGCCGTACCTGCTGCCGTTTCGATTGCGTCCAGCGCAGCGTTACGCGCTGGTACCGAAAACTGAAAAGCCATGGGGAGTCTCCTTTGTTCAGCGGCAAAGATCGCTGACTTAGCTTTCCACCCACGCCTCATCTGCCACGGTGGCCGGATCGTCGGCAGCAAACCGCCCACCGGTCACCCGTGCTCGCCTGCGCTTAGCGGAGCCGGTCAGCCCCGACTGGAATGCAGTCAAGGGATCTGCAGCGGGTTCCTGGGCCTGGGGCTCGGCTGCTGGCTGTTGTAGCTTTACATCGTGGCCGTAGCCGATAGGGAAATTCATGGTGATAGATAGCAGAAAGGGCCCCGCAGGGCCCTAGGGATAATCGACCGGCTAATGGGTCATTCAGCGGGAACGAGTGCCACGGTGTTGGTTCCAACCGGCACAGCGGCGCCGTTGGTAACAGTTCCGGTTGCCGATGCGCTGGTGATGTTGGACTGAACGCTGGCGTACTTGAAGGTGGTGGAAGTCACCTCCGTAATGGTGAAGGTGCCATTCACCAGCGGGTTGGAGCAACCCACGGTCACAACCTCGCCGACCAGCATGGTGTGGGCGGCCGACAGGGTGATGGTCACCACGTTGGAAGCAAGCGCCACGTTGCTGATGGCCAGGTTGCCAGTGCCAGGGCGCACCCGGACCGCAGCCACCCGAACATCACCAGTCACCGAACCGGCAGCCTTGACGGCATCACGGATCTGCTTGCCGCCGACAACGACCTCGTTGGGGTTGGATTGCCCAGTCCCAATCGCAATCACGCCGATGTTGGCGTAGGCCGAAGCGGAGCTAAGGGCGGCACCCTCGGCAACGTGAGCGGCCTGCAGGATGTAGCCCCCAGCGGAGTTACTGGACTGGCCGTAGACCACCAGCTTCCAGTTATTCTGGGCTGCCAGGTTGGTAGTGAGCAGCCGAGCGGCCCCGGTGCGAGTTTCGGCGGGACGGCCACGGGCGCCGGCCAACACGTTACCGACCAATACGGTCATTGCATCCAGTAGATAGCCCCTTCGGGGAGCCAGTCCTGTTGCGCGTGCCATGAATCAATACCTCAAGGAATCAGGGGATGGATAGATAAATAGGGCAATAATCAGGCGGTCATTGCGGCATTAGTGATGCCGTAAACGCGGGCAGCGCTGCGACCATTCATAATTGCAAGGCCAACAGACCATTCGATCCGGGTGCGATCCACTGGGGCATCGGATACTTCTCCGAATGCCTTTACGTCAACCCCATACCCACCAGCCGAATCAGGGCCTTGGATGCCGGTGACCTGCTGATCGCCGTAGGCGACGCAGTAAACACTGGTGGTGCTGCCAGCCTCGGTAAAGCCTTGGATGGTCACGTTTTGGGCGTTGGTGTCAGTGACGACAATCCGAGTGTCGCCATAAGTGGTGACGAGCTTGCCAAACTCGTCTCGCGTGGTAGTCAGGAATCCACCGATAGTGGAATTACGACTAGCAGCGGTGAGGCGCCGACGCATCGACTTGCCCATGTGGACAACCTTGTTGTCGCCATCTACGGCGTCAATCAGCTCATCCAGCAAGCCAAGCGAAAATGCACCGCTGGCATTAAAGGCTTGAGAGCTGTCGGTGCCAATCCGCTTCCTGAGGCCATCAAAGCTGCGAGGATCAACCGACTCATCGCCGTTGAACATGTAATCCTCAAGCGTTAGCCGCATGGATCGCAGCTTCGCTTCGATTTGCTGAGCCCTTACTTGAGGCCCATTGTTCTTGATGAGGTGCATGTCTACATCAATGTCGCCGCCAAACGGCTTGAGGCGTTCGTACTCAGGATTAAGCACGCCGTAGGTAGCCTCAAAGGTTTCGTTGATACCACGAAACCCAACGCCAGGCAGTTCGGCTTCGGTGAGGTAGTCAATGCCACCTTGCACGTTGACAAAGGGTACGAGGCGGATTACCTCGGATTCAGCAAGAGCGCGAATAACGGCCACCCGTTGTTGATTAGTGTCAACTTTGGCGGCCTCCAGAAGTGTTAGTCCCATTTTGGGGAGTTCAGGTGAAGGTCAAAGGGGGTGGCATCACGCCGGGAAGACATCGCAGGGCATCACGCCGAGCTGTTTGGATTGGGACCGCCTCAGGCATCACGCCATCAGTCGATCCCTGTTGTTTGATGTTTCCCAGGCCCCTAAGCCGTCAGCGGGGATTAACTAAAAAGCCTCCGCAATCGCCGCGCTCACAGGCATGGACATCAGGTCCTTGCTGTTGGATACACGGCCATCGCGCCCGGTGCGTGCCCCGCCACCGCTACCCATGGAGGGCTCGAAGTGAAGACCCCAGTACGGATCCGTCTGCAGCCGCTTGAGCCATTTAGTCGGCTCGTACCGCATGCCGGTTTCGGAGTCGATTTCAGGGTTGCCCTTGGCGTCAACGATCACCAGTGCGCCGTCTTCAATCCGGAAGTTGGGGCCAAACCGACCCCAGACGCCATCAAACGGTGTGGATCCGTCGAGGGGGCTGATCTCCACCCGGCCCTTGGCATTGAGGAAAGCTTTCTCGGCTTGCTGCTTCACAAGCTGCCGCTCGCGTGCCTCGCGTTCTTCGATCAGCTCTTTGTTTGACTGCTGCAGCTGGGCGCTGTATTTGGCCTCAATCTGCTCCTGCGTAATCCGTGCCTGCTGCTCGATCAGCTCCCTCCGCGCCTGTTCCTCCTTGGCCTTGGCCTCAGCCGCCCGCACCGCCTCAGGGTTGGTGGTGGACAGCTCCCGTAGCTGGGCTTCCAGGGCACCCATACGGCGATCTTTTTCGCGGTTGACCTCGCGCTCACGCTGCAGGGCATGTTTGACGCGGAAGAGGTCATCCCCTTCGCCCTCCCCCTCGCCACCGCCAGGGGCGGGATCGGCAGTCCCTGCGGCACCACCCGCACCACCCGCACCGCCACCAGCGCCACCCGCGCCACCCGCGCCACCCTCGCTGCCACCTTCAGGGCCCTGGAGGGTGAACTGATCAATCCAACGTTTCTTCATGTGATCGGGGCTTCACGCCCGCGAGCAACTACGTCATCAGCTTTCCGGCTTAGCGGTTGCGCGATGGCTTAGGCCGCTGGCGGCGCTCCTGCTCCCGTTCGGCGGCGGCAATGCGGTTGGCGAGCTGCCGGGTCTGGACGGTTTCGACCAGGGTTTCGATGGAGTCGGGTTGGGGGGCTTGCATCGATTGTTTATTTTATAAGAATTTTAGATCGTGCTTTTGTATTGAGCTAATAGCCGTAGAAGTGCTAAAAGTGTTTGGACTGTGATTGACAAAGTAAGCACCATTTGCGGGACCTGTGATGTCAAGAATATTGCCGCCGTATTCTAAAGAAATCGCAAAAGTGTTTAACGTTAAACCTTCGCCGCGCACGAAATAAGACCTACCCTCGGTTAAAGGTGATGGTAAAGTCCCTTGTGTAGCAAAAAAAGCGATTGCATCATTGGCGGCAAAGTCATGTTCAGTTGCTGTAAAAATATTAGCAGACGGGTCAATGGTCACCGCCCGTCCAAAGGAATCAACCAAGCCGTAATGAATCGCCGCATTAAAAATGCTTTCGCTATCACCGTATTTCCGGCCATCAAGACTGGTAGGCACAAATTTTAATTGTATTTGATCGCCAACTTCGGGTTCTTTTATGGTTAAATCATCAATTACAATCGTTTTCCAATTAAGAGTTATAGGGTAAAATCTAGGTTCCGGGCTTAGCACGTCTTCAGGGCCGGTGCTACGAGTGGGAGGAATGGTTGTTATTGTAAACTCTGTTGTTGCAGACTTGTTTTCGTAAAGACGGTTTGCTACAATTTCTTTTATTCTGTTCTGCGTATCAAGATTCGTTGACCAGGTAAATAAATAGGCTACAAAAGTATCTAAACTTGGTGGAGTGATAATTCCTATCGTTAATTCATTTAACTGAACCGCAATATCTTCTATTGCTTCGTAGACCGGCGATCCCAAGTACGTGTAGTTCTGAACTATGCTGTAGTAATATTTTTTTTGGTTATAATACCACATTCCAAAGTACCATCCACCTTCACCGGTGCCATCGGCTGCATAGTAGTAGGGGGCGTTAAGTCCGTCCCAAACAAATATATCGTAAAATTGTAGCCTAGGGCGACTTTTGATGACTTTACGGCTAAGGCCGCCTCCAACCACAACAACGACATAGGGTACGCGATTCTCCAGTCCCAAAACAAAGCTCGGCTCCTCCCACCGCTGCTTTGCCAGTATCCCATTATCAACCTGCATCACCCGACGCAGTTCCTTGCCCTTTTCCGGCTGCCGCTTTTGTTTCTTTGCCCGGTTCCTCAGGATCCGCGCCTTTACCTGTTCCAGGATCTCCCACGGCACCGGATTGATGTCAACAATCAGGCTCATCCCAGCGCTACCAGTATCTGAAAGGTCTTCGGCTGCCCCGCCTGCAGCGTCTCTGGCGTCGGCAGTAAAACCACCCGGTCGGGATAGGTGCGGCTATCAACCTGCAACACAATCGCATCGTAGGTAATTCCGCTACCGGTCGGGGTTAGCGGCATGGTGGCAAACGCTGGTAACTCGTACCTCGCGTTGCCAGAGTTAAACGTGCCGGTCCCGATCGTGCCCGTTATCTCCGCGTATCCATTGCCCGCCGCAAGCTTCACTGCATCCCAGGCACTGATTAAGCTGGCCTGGGTTAACACCGTGCCGCCACGCAGCGCCAGGAACATCCTGAAGGTCTTGCTTTCGTAGGTGAGCTGAGCCTGCTTGGCTAGCGCGTCAGGTGAGATCAAAACATCCATAGGTGCCCCCGCTTACCGGAGCTTTCCACCCCATCAAGCCGCAGCAGGTAGCGGGATCTCCCAGGTTCTGGCGGCCCATGTCATCGTGCTGGCGCTGCTTACCAGATCAACGCCGTTGTCTACGCAGCACACCAGCTCGTCAACTGAAGACGCCCCGCCGCGCGAGCGGTAGACCACCAGTCTACGCGCCGTGATCGTGCTAGCCGGCCAGATGGCAGCGCTGGTCGTGACCGTTAACCTTGGAGGTGTTGAAGCGGTGTCAAGGCTCGCGGTCAAGGTTACGGTGACGCCCCCGGCGGTGTAACCGGTACCCGTTACCTCATTGGTGACGTTGCTGCGTTTGGTGTGGGCATTGCGGTCTTCGGTGTAACCCGAAGTAGTCAGCATCGCCTTGTATGTATGCGTGGTGTTGCAGTTCCCGCTCAAAACGTCTAGCGGGAAACTGCTGAAAACGATTGACGCCATGGCTACCGGGTCAGTTCGCCTTAGCTTTCCGGCTTACCTATGCAACCTAGAAAGGTTGCGTAGGTGGAGTGAAGCTAGTCGTATAGAGGCATTCTTTACTAATGATGGCTTCATCGATGTTCCCGAAGAACTGATTAGAGGTACCCTCAAACCCGGCTCCTATGGTATCTATCGGAACGCTACCGCTAAACGTTGTTGTCGATAGCAGGTTGCCATTCAAAAAGTCCCTTAGGGTTGCTCCCTGCCTTGTCAAAGCATAGTAATTAAGAACACCAGAGCTGATGCCTGAGAGATTATTTGCGCTTCCCATCAAGACGGAACTACCACCAAAGGAGATAAAGGATCTAACACTGCCAGCGCCATATCCGTTTAGCCGCATGATATGTACGTCGCCAATAGTAGAGCCAAATAACGTCTGGTCACGCATTATATCATCAGCACTAAACCAAGCCGCTATTGTAAAGTCTCCAGAAAGCATGATAGCCGGTGAGAATCTTAAATAACCATTAGCCTCTCCGCGAAGGCTTGCGGTGCCAAACTTCTTAACGTTTGTTCTTGTTACTACCGACCCGCTACGCGTAATTGTTTTGGCGTATGAACTTGAATCAGTAAAGGTTGTGCCATTATCAGCCCCATCCATGTGCGCCAACAGAAGAACAGTCCTGCCGTCACTTCTCGCTCCTGGTGTAAACGTCGTAGCAGTCGTCACCCATGCCACGCCAGGGTTAAACCCAACCCCATCGGTTCTTGCCCCCGGCGTGAACGTGGTAGCCGGTGTGACCCATGCCACCCCTGGGTTGGGTCCATTGTTTGCACCGCCTGGCGTAAACGTGGTAGTAGGTGTCACCCATGCCACGCCCTCGTTATACCCCTGGCCGTCGGTCCGCGCTCCAGGTTCAAACGTGGTGACATTTGTGACCCACGTAACACCAGGATTCTCAGCCACCGTGAAGGTTTGCAGCGTCCCGTAATTCGTCGTTACGCTCACCAACGAAAGCGTCTGCGGCGTCATGTCATAGTCCGCTGTCAGCAGCCAGCTCAGCGATCGGCTTACGCTCTCGCGTCGGACCGTTTCCGCCACCGAACCCACTACAGCAGCCTTGGTAACCGCCGCCGCATACACGTCATTCACGGCGCCCGCAGTCCCCAGGCTGCTCCAGATGTTGCCCGGTGCCGCAGGGTCAAACCCTCCAGGCGCCGCGATTGTGTTCGCTAGGGCTGGGGTGCTGTTCACCGCTGGGGTCAGGGTTGACAGGTTGGTGGCTGGTACCGCCATGGGGAACCAATCCGCCCCGCTACCGCCGGCCACCAACCCCGCCCCACCGTCAAGCATGGCGTCACAGCCGGCAACCAGCCCCTGTGCATCAAACGCATAGGTAATGCCATTGGCGCGGAACTTGCCAATGGTTCCCGAAGCCTCAATGAAGATCCCCGCCAGCGGCTCGCTAGGGATATTGCGAAACTCGGTGGTGATGGATTTGCCGTTGGCCATCCCCGACAGGATCGCGTGCAACACCTTGCCGTAGGTGTAGGCGGCAGCGCTGCTGGCACCATTGACAAACGTCATGCCGGTGCCATTGTCCCCGGCGCCATCAGCGGGCCTGAGGTAGCTGTCTGGGGCGTACTGCATGTCGTACTTGCCCGTGCTACTAGCTTCGCCCTGGCCAAACTGTAAAGTTACTGATTGAGGTACTGACTCGCCCCTTGGATCTGTTTTATCTAGGCTGCTGTTAGTTGTTACGTCGCTTTGAATGTTGTCTAGCTTGTTGTTTTGCTCGTCAACTTCTTTGGGTGGGTCGGGAATTTGCCCGCGCCCTATATTGATCACCGTTTCGCTGCCGCTGCAAACTAGCGCACTCATCCGATCAAACAGCGCTATGGTGCTTGCAATCCTGGCGGTATCATTGAATTTGCTAGCTATTTTCATTGTTGCGGAAGCAATCGTCTTACCTGATGACGTTGCTCCCCACGCTTGGTAGACGGTGGTTTTTTGTAGCGTTATATCAGATGCTTTATTCTCTGTTTTCTCAACTACAGTTTTTCTTACCAGGAAGTTGCCCTGGGCGATGTTGACACCGTTGTAGTTTTCAATGGCAAGCCCGCCCGCAAAGGCAATCAGTGGCTCGTATTCTTCTGTTACCTGCCGTGTTTCTACCGGGCCATCTTCTGTAATCTTGTAAGATTTAAAAACCTTGGTTGCTTTGACCTGCAACGCAAGGGGGGTGTAACCGCTGCCACCCTCTCGCTTTGATTTCCATTCAGTTGGATTTACGGCAGCACTGCAGGTAGTTGTGTCTGATGTTGACCTAAAAAGTACGTCTTGTTTTTGGATCTTGCCGTCCTTGTCCTTGTACTTGATTGTACTGTAAAAGCTCTGGTTTACCGACTCAGAAACAAAACTAACAGAATCCTGAAAAGTTACCTTGGCGTTGCCAACTGTGCGTTGATATTCAATCTCGTATTTCTGTACAGGGCTGATGGTCTTTTGATATGTCCAATTCCTTGCGTAACTTGGCCCATTCTGATCATCAGTGTTCCAGGTAACCGCTTTGTCATCCGGGTTCTTGGGCTTGTAATTCGGTGGTGCCTCGACCGCCGTGTACTCAACCAGGATTTCATCAGGTGCCGCAGGATCACCGATTGGCTCCATCGTGATCAGATCACTCATCGCCAGCAATGGCCCCGTAGCGGCCGGGGCTAGCACCCGTCGCAACCGCAGCGTCTCCGCTGCATCAATGAAGCCATACAGACCGGCCTCGCCAAGTATCCGGCTGGCCACTTCCAAATAGCCATCGGATAGGTCGATGCTGTCCACCGCCTTGGCGCCCGTGATGACAGGGTTGCCGCCCGCCTGGGTGATCCCGCAACGGGTCAGGCAGGTGGCTACCACGCTGCTCAGGTGGCAGATGTTTGGAGTGGATCCTGCTGCTGTTGGCTCAACCGGCGTCCATTGCGGGTTCTCGTCGGCATAGAAGATTTCCGCCTTCACTAGGTCCCACTTCAGAGCCAGTAGGCACCCAACGATCAGGGTGGTCTCGTTTTTGATCGGGTTACTCTCGGCCTTGAGCACCCGCAAACGCCTCGGGAACCGGGTCAGAGTGTTACCAGGCAACCGCACCCCCAGCAGAAACTCGGCGCCCTTGGCCGGCTGGATGAGGCCGCTGATCACCACCTCCCCTTGCGTGCGCAGCAGGCCAACCCCAGGCTGCAGCGGGTCGGTGGATAACTGCCCCCCTACAACGGGCCCCAGGTTGCTGAACACCTGGGCGCAGACATCGATCAGCGCGGCGGGCATCAGGCAGCCCTCCGCTTGAGCTTGACGCTGACGATGTAACGCTCGACCACTACCCCGCCGCTGACGATCCGATCCCGCTCAAGGGAGAGGCCATCCACCGGCCAGTAGTCGGTCGGGCCAGGCCGGCTGGCGATGGTGCTGATAAACCATGCCTTGATCGCCGTCCACCCGGCGGCATTGGTGACCCCCCTGATGTTGAGCACTTCGCTCGCCACCAACGGGCCCCGTGTCACGAACCCACCGGTAGACGTGGGCTCCAGGCTGGGGCCGTCTTCAAAAGCCTCTGGCTGCTCCAACAGCGCTAGGCTGGTGGCCCCCAGCGAGAATGTTCCGTAGGCGGGCAGGAAGGCATCACCCCCTAGGCGAGCCTTCTCGTTCTGCCGCAGCACTACCGCCAGCTGCTGCGCCGCGTCAATCAGCGTGAAACCTACCTTGACCCATGCCCCGGTCGTTTCGCCCGCTGGCGCCCCGGTGAACCAGCAACTCAGGCCGGTGACACTGCGGCCATGAGCGGAGCAGGTCAGCGCCACGGTGGCCCCTACTGCTCGGCTGGTGATGGTGGGCGCTTCCAGGATCTTGGCCGCCTGCCAGGCATCAAAGATGCTGCAGCACGTCACCCACTGCGCTGGCGTGCAAAGCCCCGCCACGGTGAAGCGCCGCGCCGTCAGCCCCTGCTCAGTTTCCGCTTCGGCGTAACCGATCGGCTGCGCCTGCAGGTAGCGCAGTGTCAGGGTCGATGCGCCGTAGGTGAGCTGAATGCTCATCAGGTCACCCTCAACGAATCCGCGCCATGGTCTGCTGCAGCTTCAGGCCAGATCCATCGCCTCGCACACTGACCCCCACGTTCCACGCTTTACGCCTCAGCTCAGCTACCTCCTGGCTCAGGTTTCCAACCGCCGCCGCCAGATGGGCCATTGCCGGATCGGATCCCACCCGCATCACGCCAGCGCCACCACCCAGGGCCCCGGACTCCTTTAGTCGGCTGGTCACGGCAGCAGGGATGACCGTGCCCTTCGATGGCGCCATCCAGAGGCTGTTTGCGGGTCGGTTGATCAGGCTCAGCGCCCCGGATGCCGACAAGAACGATTCCTGCCCCAGGCTCATCCCGCTCGGGCCGTCATTGATGCGGTAGGTCTGGCCGGCATCCACCGGGCCACCCGTGAACCGTGCAGGGGGTAGGCCGGCGGCGGCGTTCAGGCTGTTGTAGAACGACCTGGCCGCATCGGCAGCATTGCTCATGTTGCTGGCAAGTCCAGCGGTTTGACTTCTGGCGGCACCCGTAGCCTTGGCGGCACCGTCGATGAAGCCGCTGATTTCGAAGTAGCCCTTGCCGGTGTTCTTGACCTCCAGCCCCGTGTCCCTGACCAGCCCCTGGAAGGTTTTTTGCTGGTCCAGATTGAGGTACAGCAAGTCCTGAAAGCTGTTGAACTGGTCCCTAGTGCCCTTAGTGGCCTGAAAGGTGCCATCGGCAAACAGCGCTAGGTTCTTGGCGGCAGCTTCGGCCTTAATCTGGTTTTGCGCGGTTTCGTTGGTAACGCCAGCAATCAGCGACTCGATGGCCTGGGTCTTGCTGAGGATCTGGAGCTTGGAGTCAGCGGATTGCGTGCCAAGCTCAGCAATTCTCAGCGCGAGTTCGGCTTGCTGGATGGCTTGTGCATTGCTTGACAGCGAGGCCTGTTCGAGTCCTAGCTTTGCTTTCTCTACTTCTAGCCTTGCCGAGTCTGACGCAAGCCCAGCATCTAGCCTGGCTTGTTCTTGCTGCAAGGCAAGTATCTGCCTTTGTAGGTCCTGCTGTGCTAGTAAAGCGTTAAACTTAAAAGTTAAAGCGGCTCGATCAATCTCGTCTCCTTGTTGCCTGATTGCATTGATTTCACCCTCACTTGCACCACGCTTTTGCGCTTCTTGTAGTTCATAGTTATTGCGATTGCGGATAATACTGAAACGCGAATCCTCTAGTCCTATAAGCGCTTGGCCAAGGTTGATACCGGCCTGCTGAACTTCTGCGCGACCGGCATTTTCGGCCTGAAGTGTCCTGCCAACTGCTTCCGCTAACTGAGCTTGACTTGCTAATTCTTTGACTTTTTCTTCGTTTTGCTTCTTTGCAATCGCGAGTCGCTGAGATTCGGCAGCGACGGCAGCATTGGTTTCGCCTAGTATGTCGCGCTGTTTGCTGGCAAAATCTTTGGCTAGGTCGCCAATCTCTGTTTGAACCTGAGCAAACCGATTACCCCCTAAGTTCAGTTCACCAAACCAATCACGACTGGCCCCAGTGTTTGCAATAGCGTCACTTAGCAGGTTCTTGGCTTGCTGGTCGCTAAGTCCGTATTCCTTGGTGATGTTTTTTAGGATGCCAACAAGCTGGGTTGCTTCATCGGCCGTTACGCCAAATGACTGACGCAAGTCTCTTGCCGATACGTCAACCTTTAACCCTTCCAGCGCCCCGGCCAGTTTTACTACCTGCTGCGTAACCGTTGGCAGTAGGCTCGTTCCGAAGCTGTCCTGCAGATCTTCCCAGGCGTTTTGCAGCTTGGCAAAGTTCTGTGCTGCGGTAAGTGTTCCGCCAGCATTAGCAGTCAGATCATTTAATCCTTTGGTGATTGCTGGGAAAAACTCAGCCGATGTGAGCTTGCCAGTTTCCACCAGCTTAATCAGCGCCTGCTGGCTAATGCCTAGACCATTGGCGGTCGCAGCTAGAGCGATTGGCAGCCTTTCCCCAAGCTGTTGGCGTAGCTCTTCCATAGAGACCACTCCCTTTGAGGCAATTTGCTGCAGCGCCACAAAGGTTCCGTTGATTCCATCATTGGTCAACCCCAATACTTGGCCGGCCTTTGCTACTGACGCAAACAGATCTTTCTGCTGCTGCAGTGGCACGCCGGAAGCTGTTGCTGCTGCGGTAAAACTGCCGAAGGTACTAGACAGGCTTCTGTAAGACAACCCCAACGCATCGGCGGTTTCACGAGCGAAGCTGAGAGCCCCAGCAGCCCCCTGGGCGCCAAGGGTGGCGGAGAGCTTGCGGGTGGTCGTTTCAAGCTCTGCCGCTCCCTGAATGGATCCCTTCAGAAACCCAACCACCGAATAGGTAACCCCAACAAAGCCCAGTGCATTCAAGGCGTTGCCAAGCACACCAACCGCTACGCTAGTTTTGCCAAGAGCTTGATCAACTTGTAGCTGTGTGCGTGCAATTTCCGACTGTGTTTCCTTGAATGCCCGTGATCCAATCGCTGTTTTGTCTAAGGCTTGGTTTAGCTCCGACAAGCGATTGCGTAGCCCGCTAATTGTTTGCTCTTTACCGCTGAATCCATTTAACGCATTATTGATTTCTCTTTGTGTTGTCGCGATTCCTTTTTGTGCCGCGACAAACTCCCTGGAACCAATTTCTGCTTTTTGCAAAGCGCTATTATACTGGGCTAGTTTATTATTTAACCCTTCAATGCTGTTTTGACTGCCAGTAAACCCTTTTAGTGCTGCATTGAGCCTGTCTTGAGTTTGAGCAATTTCTCTTTGTGCCGCCACAAACTCTTTAGAGCTAATCTCAGCTTTTTGCAATACTCCGTTAAGTTCGGTTAGTTTATTGTTTAACCCTTCAATACTATTTTGGCTTCCGCTGAATCCTTTTAGCGCCGCATTTAACCTTTCCTGGGTTTGAGTGATTTCCTTTTGTGTTGCGACAAATTCTTTCGACCCAACCACGCTTTGGCCTAGGGTTTCATTAAGGGCCGATATTTTACTGCGCAACCCGTTGATCGTGTTTTCGCTTGCGCTAAATCCTTTCAATGCATCATTTACTTGCTTTTGCGTTGCTGCAATTCCCCTTTGTGCCGCCACAAAGTCTTTAGAGCCAATTTCAGCTTTTTGCAGTATGCTATTGTACTCGGCTAGCCTGTTGTTTAACCCTTCAATGCTGTTTTGATTGCCGCCAAATCCCTTTATCGCTGCGTTTAACTTGTCTTGAGTTTGGGCGATTTCTTTTTGCGCTGCTACAAACTCCTTGGAACCAATTACGCTTTGGCCTAGGGTTTCGTTCAGCGCCGCCATCTTGTTGCGCAGCCCGGTAATAGTCGCCTCCCCTGCAGCAACCCCCTTTAGCGCATTGTTGATTTCCTGCTGTGTTTTGGCGATTTCTTTTTGCGCAGCCGCAAACTCCTTTGATCCGATAGCCGCTTTGTTTAGGGACTGGGTTAACTCATTCAGCCGGCCACGCAGCCCTTCGATCGTCTGGTCGCTGCCGGCGAATCCCTGCTTGAACTGCTCCCCCGCCTGCTTGCCTTGCTGCCCGATTTGCCGCGACGCATCGAGTACCCCCTTGACATCGGCCGTTACCTTGACAACCCACTCGTTTGCCATGTCAGCTTCCTGGGGTGACGACGTACTGGGTGGGGTTGGTCCAGCTCAGGGCGTACTGATCGAGCACCCCGATACCACGGCCTGGGGGATCGCCACCGATCGGCACCGCACGGCAGCCGGGGAGCAGGCCGATGATCCGCTGCGTGAGCAACTGCAGGGCCGTGAAGTCACCCGCTGGCGACCACTCGGACACGTAAAGCCGGAACTGCGGATTGAGCGCCGTTTCACCCGTGGCGAATGCTTCGGTGGCGTAGTCGGGGTTGGCGAGGATCACCACTTCCAGGCCAGCCACGGCCACCCCCTCGGGCAGGGCTTCATTGCGCCGCACTACTGCGATGGCGGGGATGGTGGTGCCGCTGCGGGGGGTGTAGGTGCCCAGTGCTGCGCTGACCACGGCATCGGCCGCTAGCAGGTCGTATAGCTCCTGTGCAGTGGTGGGCAGGGTCATGCTGCAGCTTTCCCAACAGGCTGGGGCGGGCGGCTTGCTGGGCGGGTGGCGCTGCCCTTGGCGAACGGCTTAGGGATGGGGTATGATCCGATCATGCGGAACAAGCGGGGTTGCACCCCCGCCCGCTCCTGGCCAATGGCCGGGCCTAATAACCCATCACCCGGCTTGCCGCCGGTATTGTCCCATGAATTTCCTCAGCCAGGTCCCGCAGAGCGCAGTGGTGACCATTACGCCAGCTATTGCGAAAGAACTGTTAGCGACCAGCCCAGGTAACAGAACAATTCGCTCCCATTACGTCAAGCTTCTCGCGGTTGCCATGAAACGCGGAGACTGGTTGGTAACCAGCCAGGGAGTTGGCATAGACAATCAAGGCAGGTTGAGAGACGCACATCACAGGCTGAACGCTTGCGTCCTTGCTGACACGCCTTTTGAAACCACTGTTGTATGGGGTCTACCACAAGATGCCTATCAAGTTACGGATAGGGGTATTTCACGTAGCTATCACGATATTCTTGATTGCGCCAAGCCCGTAGCTGAAGTGCTTCGACTTGCTGGGCAGATAATTACCGGAAGCAGCCGGCCAACGCGACGCGAAATTGATCCGTTAATAAATGCGGGATTAAAAGACATGGTAGAAGCGCTAATTCAGTACTGTCCTTCAAAGGTTGCCTATTTTAGCTCTGCATCTTTCAAGCTATGCGCTGTAGTGCAAATCATCAATAACACTGATACTGATTTTGTTTACTCTCAGTATCGGGCCTTGGTATCTGCAAATTACGATGAAATGACCGCCGCTTCTAAAGCCTTGACTCGTCAGGTAACGACCGGAAATGGCTTGCATACTCATCACAGACAAGATGTTTATGCGCGTGCGCTGGTTGTCTTTAATCCTAGTAAGGCCAGTGTCAGCAAGATTCAAGTTGACACTGATCGTCGAATCTCTTCATCTGAGTACGTAAAAGAGAGCCTGCTTAGGTTTGTTGCTTTAAGTGAAGCGCTATGAGCATCCGCAAAGACGGTCGTTGCATGATTCAGCTCACCATGGCGCCAGACCTTTACGCAGCCGTGCGTGAGCATTGCAAGCGACAGGACACACCGGTAACGGTATGGGCGCGGGAGCTGATCCGCCAAGCCCTTTCCACTGATTCAACACCACCACCCCCAACCACACCATGAGCAAAGACAAGGATTCACATGACAGCATAAATTTTCCGCATAAAGAAAGAAAACGCGCTGAACGAATTGCGGCATTACTGAAGCTTAGTGATTGGCCACATGCTTTTGGTATTGGGCTTCATTTGGCCGAGCAACACGCTGAAGCCAGCGCCAGAGGCAAAACAGCAGTAGCTTTTTGCGCGCCCAAGTTAACGGAATTGTTAGAAAACAACCCTGAATTCATCGCAGCCCTTTGCGAGGAAGGCGTAGTAGAATGGCTGACGCCGTTCGTCTTGGCTAAATCCAAGCAAAGCAACCACCCCACCCCTGACACCACCCAACCATGAAACGCCTACTCGCTTTCCTGTTTTCCAGCCGCTGGCGTGGTGCCGCAGCCTTAGTAGAAGTACAAAAACTGCGTGACCTCTGTGCCGCAGTTTATCAAGTTTGCGGCGCTCTTGATGCGCCGGCAGACGTGCTTGATGCGTTGTCTGATGCCAGCGCAGGAAGTTATACGGGAGATCCGTTGTCCCTGCTGCCTTGTCCGCTGTCTGAAGCATGGCTATTCAAGAACAAAGAGGCCCACGCTTCTGTCATGCGCGGCCTAGGGCAAGCGCAACGGGGAGAGTTTGTCGATCCGCCAGACCTTGACGAAGGCGAAAGGCTTGCGGCGATGATTCCCGATTAACGCTGAGCCATAAAGGGCACTAAAAAGCCCCAGCATCGCCGGGGCCTATCAATTCAGTTGTCCGGAATTTCCGGATACCTGATTAGACCTACCACTTCACCTTGTCAGCCCAGTAGGCGGCACTCATCGTGCCCTTGGCGATGTTCTCGGCATGGCGGGCCTTGAAGCTCGCACGGGGGTCCGCTTGGGCTTGTTGTAGCCCTCGAACTTCTCCCCCCGAACGGTGATCGCCATGATCAGAGCAGTTCAAGCCCCGGCTTGCCGTAGCCAGCCAAGCTCACCTGATACTTGAGCACCGTGCCGGCGGCCTGCTCCGGCTGGTAGGACTCGAACATGCCATACCCATACTCCACCTGGTTGCCGTTGTAAGGGCCGATCAAGGCGTACTGGATCATCAACTTCTCGGATAGGTTCAGCTCTTCGCATAGCCGCATGGCACGCCACGCAGAAGCAGCAAAGGATGTGACCCCAGATAGCGCCCATGTCTTGTCCTTGGCGGTCGGGATCGGCGTGGCGTAACCACCCGCTTCCTCATCGTAGGTGGTGACGGATTCTTTGGTGGTGGCGTTGGCTGGCTGGGCATTGGTCAGCCCCATCAGCCGGAACGGGGGATCGGTGCCATCAAGCAGCAGCGAGGGGGCCACTACACCAGCGGCAACGGCGGCCGTGGTGATCGCAGAACCAGTCAGGGCGTAGGAGAGGGTGTGCGGGCTTGTGGTGGTCACCGATGTCACCACAAACGAACCGTTCAGACTGGCGAACGGGGCGGGGAGATCTTTGACAACGATCCTCCGGCCTACTGCAATGCCGTGGGCAGCGTCGAAGGTCAGGGTTGCGAGAGAGGTAGTGGTGACGGCATTCGTAATCGCATGGGCGCCAACGCCAAAGGCGAAAGTATCACCCGTGCCAGCAGTGATAATCTTGGCAGTCGCGTTTTGCAGAGTGGCGTTGTTGATAAACTTGCCGGCGCCAAGCCCGCCAAGGTTGATGCGGGTCAGGTCAGCCGCCGAAGACTTGATTGGGGTAAAAAAGAACCGGTAGCCAAAACTCTGCTGCCATTCCGTAGACATTTTCGTGCCGGCATCGCCGGGGCGTTACCTCTCAGGGTGCCGCCATGGCTTAAGCCTTATCAGCGGCTTAGACTGGAAAGCTGGGGCATGGCCTCCTATCCTCGCGGCGTCAGCCACTGCCCTCATAACAACCATCGCCCGTATCAGGCTCGGGTGTGGTGGGATGGTCGCCGTTGGTCGCTTGGCTACTTCCCGTCAATCCAGGCGGCAGCGCAGGAGGTTGAGGCGTGCTACCAGCAGATTGAGCGATGGGCAGCCATGCTCCTGCCGCCGCCCATGCTGGCGTCACAGCATCGGGAGCGTCTGGCACAAGCAAGCTCACCACCCGCTGCGGATCCCCCGCCATCCTGAAGGTGCGCACCTGGCCGGCGGCCGTATCTTCAGCCAGCAGCAACCCCCGCCAGCCGTCCTGCTGCTCAGCTGGGGCCAGTAACAGAGCATCATCTGCCAGCAGGGCCAGCAGAGTGGGTGGGGTTATTCCCTCTCCGGCGGTAGCAAGGGCATCGTAGAAGGCCATCGCAAACCCTGGAACCTGCTGGGCCTCGCATAGGGCAAGCATCGCCGCACCAGCTTCTGCCGGCGGGCCCTGTGGTGCATCGCCAGCCGCAGTCGGCGGCAAGTGCCAGCAGAAGTCCTCCATGTTGAACGGCTCGCTGCGCTTATCGGTGTCCCGGTGTGCGCTGGCGTACCAGGCGTGAAAATTAGCGATCGGCCGTTCTGCCGCGTGCTGCCGTTCCCTCAGTATTCGGGTGCCTGTTTCGATTGCTTCCCAGACGACCGTTTCGGGGCAGTAGGCGAATCGCTCACAGGAGAAGAATTGATGGTTGGGCCAGAGGTCGTTGACCCTCCAGAAGATTGCGCCCCAGTCGGTTGGGGCAGGTCGGGCTTTCCCAGGTTTTCGGCCATTGCTTGCAAGTCGGGCGCTTCCTGATCTTTGCCCCCGCGTTGCTCTCTCAGCATAAAGTTGTAGATGGCATCTCGCAGCCCTTCGGTCATCTTCAGGGTTTCATCATCGGTCCAGTTGGCGCAGTCAGGATCTACTTCCCCCAGTCGGTAACGGATTGCAGCAGTAACCATCCGCGTGACCCTTGCCTGAAATTTTGCGGTTTGGCACTTTTCAATTTCATGGATCAACCGGTGCTCGCGCTTGCGAATCATGGTTTCCAGTGGCTCCAGCACCACGGGAATGCCGTTGTGCGCGGACATCACCCGTAGTGCGACAAGATTGGCGGTCGGCTCGGGCAGGTTGTCCATGTGCTGGATGACCTGAGCCAAGCGCTGCAACTGGTCGGTCAGCGTGGACTGGTCTTCGATCTCTTCCATCAGCAAGCGCTCCCCGACCAGCAGAGCATGGAAGACAGGGAATTGCAGGATGCCCGTGGTTGCGTCCCCCACGTCCTGGACCTGGACATCTAGCGCGGTGACAAACGGTAGGGGCACGGTGCCGGCGGTGCTGTTTTCTCAGTTTGCCGTAGTGGCTTAGGGAGTGGGGATGGCTTACGATGGGGGAGCTGGGGCTTTGCGCTGGCGTGGGCGAGCGTCTGACGCTACGACCGCTGCCCATGCCCTAGCACCCATTCACCACCACCGACCATGACCGACTTTCGTGCCTTGTGCCAAGAACTTGCTTCACTGATTCAGACCTACCCACCCACCGATACTGCCTACTGGGCTGGTCGGAAATCGGGAATACTGCAACGCGCCCGAGCCGCCCTGGACGAGCCGGAAGGGGAGGGGCCGGACCATGCAAGCCTGATCGCCTTTGCCTATGGCCGGGAGCCTTGGGCAACCTGGCTGAAGATTGGTGGCTGCCTGGAATCAGCTCATTGTGAACTGAGTGATTTGATGACGGACGTTCTTGCCCGTTGGGGCCGGCCTGCCGCGTCAGCACCGAGTGAAGCGGCATGGGCCCTGGCACAGCTGCTAGACGGCGTTCAGCGGCACGACCTGCAAAGCATGACAGGGCTTTCTGATCGTGATTGCGACCGGATCTGGGCCGCTTTGGACGAGCCGGAGATGGAGGGGCCGAGTGATCAGGAACTAGAGAGGTTCCTGGCTGATCGACACAGAGCGCGAATGGAGAGTGAATCGGCTTTTGGTTGTCCCGATTTTGACGGAGCCAAGGCCAGGGCTGCTCGGATTGCCGATGCCCACGCCGTTCTTGCCCGCTGGGGCAACTCTGCAGCCCCCGCGCCGAAGCCCATCCCGGTGAGCGAACGGCCGTAAGAGCGGGACGGGTGGCGTGACACTCAAGGTCGCTGCTGGTTTTGTTATGCCTGCTCCATAGGTAGATGGAACTATCAACTCCCGCCTGACCCTGAGCAGGACTGGGGAATGTTAGGGACCGAGGCCCATTGCCTCCCGCACTGGGCCATTGCGCGACCTCAGTCAGGGGCGAAAAAATCCACCTAGCCCCGCGCTACCGCCACCTGTATCCGTTGCTGCAGCCGCTGCCCCAGTGGATAGACGGGGATCCCTGGAGCTTGCACCGCGCCACTCACCGCATCTGTCCAGGGCCTGGCGGGCAGGATGGTGCCGTTGCGCAGGCGGGCACCTTCATGCACGGCAGTGGCGTAGCCGGCGCTCCAACGGGCCTCCAAGGTGTAGGGACCAATAAAGCTGTAGGTCCCGCTTTGTCGCAGGGAGCCGGTGTCAACGATGTTGCGCGGGCTGCCGACCACTCCGACCCGGCGCCGTGTTTCCCGTGGCCAGTTCCACGCCGCAGGGTTGAAGCTGGCCTGATACCGGCCGAACAGTTCGATCAGGGTATTGCGGGCAATCTCCTGCAGCATCCGATCCATTTCCCCAGGCCCAGGGCCTGTGACCGTGGTTTCAACGCGGATGGACATAGCTCACACTGCAGTGGATAAGGCCGCCTTGAACTTGTCCCCCAGGACCTTGCGTAGCTTGCTGCCAATCCCGCCGACTCCGAACGGGAACTCCAGGATCCGCAGCTGCCCCTGTTCGGCACCATCAGCCAGCGTGGGTAGCACGGTGAGATCGGTCAGCACTGCCTTGCCTTCTGCGCCTGGCAGCATCCCAGCCGGCCTGTAGCCGGTCTCATTCCAGCTCAGCGACGACCCGGCAACCAGCCAACTTGCGGAGCCCAGCAGCGCCCAACGGGTGAGGTAGCCCTCCAGGATCAACGAGCCCGCAACCACCCCCGGCAGATCCTGCTCACTACGGCCCTGGCTTTTGGCAAAGGCCTCGACCACCACCGCAGGGCCAGCAGCAGGCACCCCGGCGCGGAAGTTGGCAATCGCGCCAGGCGGCGTCCAGATCATCCTCAGGTTGGCATATTCGGCAAAGTTAGTGGCCATCAGCTACGCACCAGTTGCGCCATTCCGCCGCTGCCGCCGACGACCGGCTTGATCCCCAGGGACTGGAAGATCCGGACTTTTAAGTCGGCCAAACGAGCGGCGAGCACGGCGCCGGCCGTCCCACCGGAACCACCTGAGTCGTACTTCACCCGCAACAGGCTGGTATCCCACTCCAGTACGTCGGCTTTGCTCTCTAAGTCCTCGCGGGTCAGGGTGGTGCCGGGGACCGGGCCTTCGTAGCTCCCCGCATTGCCCAGATGCGCCGTGTTGTTCTCCACCCGTTCGGCGTAATCCGCCTCCAGGTTCTCGATTTCGTCGATCCATCGTTGCACCTGGGTGACGGCGGCAGCGGAGGTGATCGCCACCCGGTTGAGGATTGCGGTCAGCTCGGTCAGGTTGGTCACCGATAATGGCCAGCCGGCATACCCTCGAATCAGCTCACGGTCATCCCGTGGCGTCACCCGCCAGGCGGCGTTTAGGGTTGGGATGGTCATGGGGCTATGCGATCTGCTGCAGGTTTCCGGGAAAGCTGCGGTAGTAATCGGAGATTCCCGTGTACGGCAAAATGGCAAGCAAGGGCGCAGGCAAAGACGCAATGGCGATGGGCAAGGGCAAGAAGGGTGGCAGCTCAATGTCCATGGCGATGCCCAAAAAAGCCAAGCCCGCCAAGCCCGCCAAGTCTGCCCGCTCAAAGGCCAAGTAATCAGCCTGGGGCGTGCCACTGCCTGATTCTTGCCGCCCTGTCAGAGCAGAAGAACGGCTGCGCTTGGTACCAGGCCCAGACATCGCAGTGGTTTTTCGACACATTGCAACCAGCACAGGCCGGGACTAGGTTGGCGCGGTCAGTGGTTCCCCCCTTGGCCTTGGGGATCACATGATCGAGCGTGACCTTCTCGGGCTGGCACCCGCAGTAGGCGCAGGCTCCATTCCAGGCGTCAATGATCTCGCGCCGGAAGCTGCTCTTTGTGAGCCGCTTGGTCACCAGCACTGTCCCCTCGATGTGGGACGCCACTTAGGCGAGCTTCTGCAGCCAGGCTCGGGCGCTCAAGCCGATGGATCGTTGCAACATGGCGACGACCTTGTGCCCACTGCGTGGCGGCATGGCCACGGCAACTTCACGCAGCACCTGCCGCGTAGCCTCTTCATCCCTGGCCCCTACCGTGGCATGAAGGGTCAGGAAGGCCCGCAGTTCGGGGGGCATCGGTGCGGCCGTAGCGAGGGGCATCGGTGCGTGGCGTTTCCTCAGCTTGCCAGGGTGGCTTAGGGAATGGCAATGGCTTAGGATGGGCGGGCCGGGGTCCTCATGGGAGTGGGGCTGACGCCCCGGCACCTATTCACCACCGCAGGAAAAACTCATGCAATCCCGCAGCAACAATGATGTTGTTTTTTGGTCTGTCACGGCTATTGCCGTAATTGGCGCTTTTGCCCTGGTCTTTTTTGGTTGGCCCGTCTATAACGTTTGGACCAAGGGTATGGGCGGCGAAGCATTGCTTCGCGAGGCCGAGTCCACCCGCCGAGTTTCGGTCCTTGAGGCTACGGCTAAGCGCGATTCTGCCGTAATGCTGGCCAGCGCTGAGATTGAGCGAGCCAAGGGCGTCGCCGAAGCAAACAAGATCATCGGCGCTTCGCTAGAAAACAATCCCCGCTACCTCCAGTACCTCTACATCACCGAGCTAGCCGAGGGGGCTGAAAAAGGCAACAAAACCATCTACATCCCCACTGAAGGCGGTTTGCCTGTACCAACTTTAGATATTCGCGATCGGAGCAAATGAGCGTCAACCATTTTTTTGCAAGTGTCCCTCTCCCTTTAGCGATAAGGCACTGATTCAGGGAGGGGGTGCCCCTCCCGTTTTTATTCACCACCACCGATCAACCCATGCAACCACGCGCACAGCACCTTGAATGGTGCAAGAAACGAGCACTGGCCTACGTGGATCAGGGGTATTTGCAGCAGGCGCTGAGTTCGATAATCAGTGACCTTAGGAAGCACCCTAAGACCGCAGATCACCCAGGCATTGCGCTTGCCCTGGGCAGGATGGCATTTGGCGACCTGACCACAAGCGGGCAGGTGCGCGAGTTCATTGAAAAATTCAACTGATCACCACCAACTACCTACTCTACCTTCTCGGTACAATGCAATCATCACACCCCTCTGGGTTCCTCGGTTTCAGACTTGAAACCTTGACGTTAAATCGTTACGATTTTGGCTCTACCAGATTTATTGATAAGCGTGATCTTTACCTGTCGATGATGGATCGAACTGAAATTCAGAAAAGAGAAGAGGAGTGCGGGCATCTAATGCGGTACAGCCTAGCAGCTTTCCTTTTCGGAAAAACCCTCGAAGCGTTTATTGTTCAGTATCCGGCGAATTGGTTTGAGCATTGGAAGGAAAACGCTTATCGACGTGGCTACTTAGGCTCATGGACTCAGCGTCGGTGGCCCGTGAAGTACGAACGGCACACAATTAACGCCATTCAAGCCTTTCCCGATTTTGTTCCGGACAATTACATGGGACAGGAAAGCGTGATCATGCTACATCCAGAGTATTAAATCGTCCCGCAACCACCCCACCCACCACCATTCCAATGACCAACCCCACCCCAGCACCCCAGCCAGCTACTCCAGTCGCGTGGTGCCGATCCGATGACTTCAGCGCTGCCCTCCAGAAGGTGCAGTCTTTCAGTGGCTGGCGTGAGCCCCACCCCGACTGCGACATGGCGCTTTATGCGCAGCCCCAGGCCAGCCCTTCCGCAGCCGCAGACCACGCAGAAGGGCCGAGCGTTGACGACGTTGTCGAGCTGTGTCAAGAGTTTGGGTTTCCTCTTGACAGCGACGACGCCACGAGCCTTTCAATCCTGCGCGACATGATCACCTCCGCCATCACCCGCTGGCGTGCTCCGGTTGCCCAGCCCGCAGCCCAGACGGTGAACCTGGCCGAGCTGCATGACCCCGATTTCTCTGGCGGCCTGACGCCAAGCCAGCACCTTGATGTGCTGCATGGTGGAGCAGATCCTCGGGCTGCTGCCACGGCCTCGCCTGGGCTCCCTCCCCGCGTAGGTCATGTCCTGCGACTGGCCGAGATCATCATGGAAGTGGACCTCAAAAGCGATCGCAACACCTTTGTATTAGGCGCTGCAGCCCTGGCTGAGGCGATCCTGGCGCATCCTGGGTTCAGCGGCTGCCACGATGGTCCCGTGGCCCTGCCAGCGCAGGGGGAGGTGGCTGAACTGGTGGCAGCGCTGGAAGCTGCCGCGGAGTGCGTGGCAGCCGAGCAACCTGATCTGATGCAGTTGACCGACAAGCAGCTTATCCGTATCGCCGAACTCTTGAAGGGCATCCCCCATGATTGACGCCAACTCCCCCACCTTCCGCCAGCAGTACCCCAACGGGGCCATAGTCCGCGACCGCCTCGGGCGTTTGTTGTTTGGCGTGCTGGCCTGTGACCCAGACACGGGGGAGGTGATCAAGGGCACCATGACCGAAGGTGGGAGAGTGGAAACCCACGAGCGTTGGCCTGCCCCTCTGACGATTGAGCCTTGCCAGTGGCTCCACATCGGGTTTGACAACCACTGAGCCGCGCTTTGTCAACCACATTGTCAACCATCACCCATGTACAACAACTCACCACGGCTAACTCTGGACAAGTTGGAAGAACTAATCAACGCCGTCGAAGGTGGCGCCACCGTTCTGTGGACCGCTGCGGGTGACATTCCCGTGGGGTTACCAGTGGCGCAGATGACGCATGAACAGTTGATTGCTGCTCTAAAACTGGCAGCCAGATGCGAAGTGAGTTGGGCTGTGATGAAAGATTGGCTCGAAAGGCGGCAAAGTATTACCCCCCAGCAACACCCCTCCTAGCCGCCAATTCCCCTACCACCTCGCTGAACGTCCGCCCACCTGCCGGAGCATCCAACGGCGCCGATGGCTGCAGGCTGCGGGTGCGATCGGGGAATAGGTATCGCTCGCTGGCTGTTGGTGCGGTCAGGGCACGCTGCAGCAGCCCCCTGGCCCGTTCCTCGCTGATCCCCTCCGCTTTGGCCAGGGCCCTGACTCCTGCCGCTTGCTCCTCCCGCCAGAAAGCGTTATCGAGCAGGGTGTCACGAATCACCGGGTCAGCTTCCAGCACCTCATCAGCCGGCAACGGGACCGGCGTACATCGGCATTGTGGATGGGCTGGGATGACCACCTGATCAGATGGGTAGATGCGCCCATGGCGGCTGAGGCACCAGCGGCAGGTGCGCTCATCGGTGGCGGCCACCCAGCGGATAAAGCTGAAGCCCTCGGCCAGGTTGTGATCAATGGCCCCACGGACATAGGCATTGGCCAGTTCTGACCGGGCGATCACCTCGGCACGCTGGCGGAGCCCCATCCGTGAGGTCTTGCCCGTGGGGTCGGTTGTGCCCTCTAGCGCCCCAACGATCTGCCGTTCAAGCCGCTTGGGGCCCCAGCCACGGGCGACCCCTTCGCCGACGATTTGCGCGATCTGATCACGGAACCGTGCGGATTCACCCGACATGAAGGCAGTAGCGGTCTGAACGGCGGCACGGATCGCCAACGGATTGGCCCCGGCGAAGGCGGCGCTGGTACCGGTGACGATCGTCTGCAGCGCGGCCGCAGCTTCACCGCCGATGGCCAGAGCCTCGACTAGATCGGTGGTGAACTGGCGCTGCCAGCCGGCGATCTCTTCTGGCGGCAGGAACTGCTGAGCGTCCCGTAGGATGGCCTGGTACTTGGCGGTTGCTTCGGCGGAGCTGTAGGCGCCGGGGGCCCTGATGGGATTGCCCTCAGGGTCAAGATCGGAGGGGCCCACGGCGTTGAGGTAGGCCGCATAGTGCCGCTTCATGTCACCTAGCACGCGATCCAGGGCGGTGCGCAGCATGGCGGTGGTGTTGGCCAGCGTGCGTGCTTCCAACTGGTCAAGGATGGCGGCGTAGTCGTCAACGACTCCGACGATGCGGGTGGTCATCGGTTAGCGGCGACCCTTTCGACCTTTTATGACTCGTTTTCTTGCGTTTTCCAGATTTGCCTCTGCCCTATTTCGATTACTTCCTGAAAGACCGGTCATTATACCAATCGGCCGGCGTACAACTGCAGGGCTTAGTCCTATAGCTTTTCCTACTGCTCTTTGACGGTTGTAGATAGCGTTTGCAGCACTGCGAACCACGGCGCTTCTTGCGTTCAGCTTGTTACTTAAATAGGTTGAGTTCTTCGGGGCAAGGGCACGCTGCCTTCTGTCTTTAACAGCGTTCATGCTTGTATCAACCTTCTTCACCGGCTTAGCTGCTACAGCCCTCGCTTTCACCCTCGCCGTCACCGCCCCTTGCTTCAACCCCTTGGGCTTGGCCACGGTGCCCCTTGATGCCGCACCTTTCACCGCCGCACGATTCCGCTCCTTGCTGGCCTTCAGGTAAGTACCAGCCCGCGTGACCGCCCCACGCTGGGCTGGTGATGCCCCAGGACCCGCCTTCGCCCTGGCACGCCTGAGGCTGGCCCGTGCCGCCAGCGTCCCCCCAGTGCTAAGCGGTTCTGCGCTCTTACCAGGCTTGATGCGGCCAAGCATCTGCCGCTGAATTGCCATCGTTTGCTGCCGTTGCTGCCGCGCCTTGCCACGCTTGCCGGCGCCTTCGTTCATTTTCTGGCCCGATAACCGAGCACGGGAAACACCGCCAACCTTGGGCGCCTTGATTCTGGAGCCTGGGGCCTGAGTCGGCTTGACGGTAGCGGCAGGTTTGGCCGATCCCCTCGCCTTACCACCCTTTCCCACGGTGCCAGCCCTAGGCGCTGCCGTCATCTGACTGGTCTGCGTCGCTCGCTTGTTCCCGGTTGCGGTACGCAGCCTGCCGCCCCGCGCAGTAGCTCCGGTGCCACTACTGGCAAACCTGCCACGGTTATCCCTGGAGTATTTCCTGGCCATGCCGATCAGCCAATTCTACCCAAGCTTTCCTGTCAACCTTTCTTGTTGCGACGCCCTTTCTTTGGTGCCCCAACAGTGTTTCGTGGCCCTGGGCGCAGATTGTTCTTCCCTCTTGACGGTTTACCAGGCCCCGTAAATGCCAGCTGGTTGCCATAGGTCACACGGGCTCTGGCCGCAGGCTTGCTACCCTTTTCTGCTGCCGCTGTAGCTCGCTCCATGCGACGCCGAATCGCCTTGGCGCCATATCTGCTGCCGATTGTTCCCATTTCAGCTTGAGATATTAGGCGATCGGTTGGGTCCTTGGAGAATCGATTGATAATTGATTTTGCATTGCTGCGCTCAAAGCTTCGACGCGCTTTATCAAGCTTAGGTTGTACCTTTTTTATTCTATCATTAAAGCTGGTAATAGAATTTGTGACATCTTTAAGCGAGGTATCTATTCTTCTGTCAATCTGCTTAAATTTTGCCTTTGTGGTAGCTGCATTATATGGCTTGATATTGTTTGATGGTGACTTTTTCGCTCTGCTTAAAGGTCGGACATTATTCCTTGCGTTGATAGGTTTTGGGGATGCAACGACCTGGCGAGCCTTGCCGCTTTTTCCTACGGTGCCATCCATAGGCGTCCGCGCTATTTTCTTGGTCTGCGTGGCCCGCTTGCCGCCGCTTGCGGTCCGCAGCCGTCCCCCGCGTGCCGTCGCTCCGGTGCCGGCGCTGGCAAACCGTCCGGCATTATCCCTGGAGTATTTCCGTGCCACAAAAAAGCCCAGCCAGAGGGTACCGACTGAGCTTTCCGCTGTATTGCGCCGCTACGGCTTCTTGATCGTGCCCTTGACGCTGGGGCCGTTGATCACCTTGCGGACGCCGTCAGGCCGAATCCGGCGACCAATGGCGGTAACGACCGGGGCGGTCATTCACCCACCACGCCGTCGCTTTCAAACTCGCCGACAACTTCCTCGGACGCGAAGTCGTCGGATTCATCTTCATCGGCAGCTAGGGATTCCAAGGTCAGCTCGGACTTGACCACTTCGAGTACGCCAACAACCTCGAACAGGCTGCATTCCGACACCTCAATCAGGTCGGTAACGGCCTCGTGTAGAGCTTCGGCAGGGGTGATGAGTTCGGACATGGGGGTGGCTTGCGGTGCGCCTTAGTCTACCGCTTCCTGCTCCCGTCGTCTACGCATCCTGGATCGAGCAACCCGGTCCGCCCGATCGGCACGCCCCGCGTCGGTGTGCAGTCGCCAGCACTCCCAGCAGTGATCACCGTGGGTGCCGGTGTGCTGGCGGGGGCAGCAGGTGCAGGGCCGTAGCTCTGCAGGGGGCAGCAGGCCGGCCTGACGGTCGCGGTAGCGGCGCTGACGGTCGGCTCCGGTGGGGTCAGGCATTGGAGCACTTGAGCTGGGATGCCATCTTTTCCGCCATGAGACAGGTGTCTAGTTCACGCCAAGCAAGGGGGAATCCCTCGCCGGTTTCCATTGCCTCTTGATAGGCCGCTTGTGAACGCTCTGCGGCGCATCGACCGATGTTTGCCCAGGCGGATGCTTGCATGGTGGAGTCAGGCATCAATCGTCGCCACTTTCTGGAGCTGCTTCTAACGCTTCAAGCAATGCTTCCATGTCAAGCAGGAATCGCTCTGCTTCACAACGAATGGCAGAAGCTGCGGTTCCTTCAGGGGTTAAATCCTGGAGAAATTCGCCAATGAAAAACACGACTTCGCCACGGGGCTTTCCGCTGGTCTGTTTCAAGAGCGGATCTTGGCCGCCTGCTTGTTTTTCGAGCTGCCAATACACCTGTTCTGTGTACATGCGGCGAGCGTCAGCAAAACCAGGATCCATGGCCGGGGAAGTTGAAGTGTTCATGGCGGGAAAGCGAAGGTGGATTGTTGCCGGGAAGCCCCGGCGGGCTGGGGGTCAAACTTCCGCGTAGCCTGCCGCTTTGTTCCATGCCTCGTAAGCCCGCCACCACTTGTGGCAATGACGCTGAATCCTGCGGCAGCGTTCTTGGCCGGGCCCTGGTTCGGTTGGGCGGTTGGGGTTGGCGGTTCTGAATGGCCGACCCTGAAACAGGGAAACACGCGACCAGCGGTGATCGTCGGCTCGTTCGTTGTCAAAGGCTTTTGCTTCACTTTCGCTGGCGAAAAGCCAGACGGCCTGTTGTTCTTCGACTGAATAGATAGCCATGGTCTGAGGGTGTCGATGGTGGATAGCAGCTGAGCGCTGCAGGCTGGCCGAGGTGTCAGGGCCAGCGGGCAGGGGTCAAGCGGCGGCTTGCCAGCAGGTGGGGCTCCAGATCGGGTCTGGCTGGGTTGCCCCAGTGCGCTGCTTCCAGGCGTTGAACGCGGTCAAGTCGGGCAGGTTGGGGCAGGTAGCGGGACAGTTCGTCTCACCGCAGTAGAGAGAGCGGCAGGAGATGGGGAAGAAGCGTTTTTCAGGCATGACTGGCTGCTGAGAGGATTGGATTGGTTGCCGGGATAAGCTCCCGGCAGGCTGGGGGTCAGGCATGTAATTTATTGAGAACAACTTCAACCGCGACTTTGTTGATTTGGTTGTCAGACCAGTTGGGGTGGCATTCCTTAATGTCAGCGAAAAGCCGCTGCCATCCCTGAAAAAGATCATCAAGTGCGTCGGCTTTTTCTTGGCGGGTCATTGTCATGGCTGGCGGTGCAAGGTGGTGGCGGCTCGGGTTCCCCCTTGCCTGTCTTCATACTGTAGCCGGTCCGTTACGGGATGGCGAGGGGATAGTGGACCGGTTCACAGATTGTCGCAATCGGTCAGATGCGGAACCCGACCCGCGCTTCGGCCTCCTGCTGCCAGCGCCTCAGATCGTGGCTGCGTCGCCTTGCAGCATCCCTCTCCCAGTCCTGCGACGCCTCCATATCGTCGGCTGCGGTGACGCCGTGGGCCAGGCTGGTTACTTCGTGGGCGGGAACAATGACTAGGTGATTCATTGCCAGGGTGCTGGGTTGTTGGCTGGTTAGCTGGTGGCGGGAAAGGTGATGGGTTGCCGGGATAGGCTCCCGGCGATTCGCAGGGGGGAGATCAGTAGATCAGCTCAATATCTGGGCTGTAACCCTGCTTGAGTATGCTTGCGTATTGCTTGCGGGCACATGGCTTGAGCGATGTGCGGCGCTGACCGTCATAGCTGGATTCAAAGGTGCGGCCATTGGCCAGCAGAAACAAAGTTTTGCCAACAATACTTACAGCTTCTTGTTGATCGGTAGTTTCAAAGATCACTACATCTTGAGTTGTAGTGCCTTCGTTGTTGATTTCTGGCTTACATGCCAGCACGGCACGGGTGACATTGTAAGAGCCGTAGTTGCTGCGAAAGGTGGTGACGGTCATGGCTGGCTGACGGAGGGTGGTGGTTGGTTGCCCCCGGACCACTGGGGGCGATTCGGCCCGGTTTTACGCCTATGGCCGGCTGGCGATCGGCGGATCTCTCCCCCGGTCTTCATATAGTAGCCGGTCCGTTACGGGTCAGGAGGGGGGAGACGGGACAGTTCACAGATTGTTGTGATTGGGGGACCGGTCGGCTTGCCAAACGCTCCCGCGCCTTGCGACCCTCCTGATAGCCATCTCTCCAGGCCTCAGAGCACTTGCAAAAATAGTTCCAATGCACGCCTCTCTTGCCTTTGTAGCCACGCTCAATTCCAGCGCGATATTCATCGTGAAACGCTTCATCGAAAACAATAGTGAAGTCTCGACATAATTGATTCATCATTGAGCCGCCAAAATACTCACCACCACTTACTAGTCGCAGTAGATTGTCAACTAGTACGAATCCTTTGTATTCCCCATTGCTCGGCAAACTACTTCCATCGGTTGGGGTAATTGCATAGCGTGTTCTGCAATATGCACCAGGTAGATCGTATGGTTCGTAGCAGCTATTCCAAAACCCGTCACGGATGAAGATTGTTTGAGTTTGCATGACCGGAAGGCGGCGGTTCGGTGGCGGTGGCCAGGGCCTTGCCCTGTCTCCACATAGTAGCCGGCGCGTTACAGCTCAGCAGCAACCAGCCCGCACACTTGGCAATCCGTCACAATCCCTTAGTCTTCATCCTCGCCCGGTAGCTCCTCATCCAGTGGCATGGTCAGGTCGTCCCGCTCCGGCGTCGGTGCCCCCAGCATCGGCCGCTCCCGGTTGATCCGCTCCATCTCATCCTCTGCGCTGGTGGTGATCCGATTGAAACCGCCCACCTGCAACATCTCGACCGCGCTCTGCTGGCTGATCAGCGGCTCGCCACCGGCCAAGTCCATCAAAGCCTTGGCGGCCTGCGAATCCAGTGGCGCGGCGAAGGCATTTTCGTCAACCGTCAAGCCAGCGCCTACGGCCAACTGCTCCCCGGTGTAGCGGCACCAGATGTCAAATATGGACTGCATTACCGACTTCTTGCGTTCACTCATCGCTCTGATGCTTACCTGGGTTCGGCCGCCTTCGAGCTGGGACTGGGTGGCGGTTTTGGTGATTTTGCTTTCACCGGTCAGGAAGCCGAGCAACTGCTGATCAATCAGCTCCTTCACTTCCTTGATTTGAGCCCGCTGCTCAACCAAGGACGTGGCCGATGGCTCGGAGAAAAAGAAGTCCCCGTCTTTGTCCACATCGACAGCCGTGTTAGGACCAATCACCAGCGGTGTGACTGCTTGGCCAGGCATTGGTGGTAAGGCACCCTTGCGCACCGGCACCGGCATGGCGCACTTGTGGGTTTTCTCCTCTAGATCGCTTGACTTGCGGAAATGCTGGAAGCAGTGCTCGACCACCTGCCGCAATGGCAGCGCACCATGACCGAAGCCGGCTTTCTCGGCCGAGTACCAGACCACCGGGCAAATGGTGAGCGGTTGCTGCCGTGAGTCTAGGTACTGCCCCTCGTCCACCACCTCCATGACCATGGAACCATCGGCACGCTTGATCAGCCGGTAGAGCGTCCATTTCCCCGGTTCAATCACCCGATAGCGCTCCTCATATTTCACCCCAAAATCACCATCCTCGCTATCAACTTCCGCCCATTCCAGGAACGTGCAGCGGGTCACCACCTCTACAGATCCGACTACGGCGGTCTTCCAATTCAGGCAGGTAGCACGGGTGCGGCTGACCAGGTACGGGCGCCGCTTTGCTGCTGCTTCACTGGCACCATTGGTGGGTTGGCCGTCTGGCATCTCGACCAGGATCGGGACGGCGCCATCGCGCAGACACAGGGGATCCACGGTGAGCCAGAAGGCCTCAAGTGAATTGCCCTCTAGGTCTACGTTATCCCTGTTCGCCTCAAATATTGGCGGCGGATCTTTCAACTCGGAGCGCGATAACACCCCGGCAAAACCCTCTAGACCAGCCCTGAAAAAATCGGGAAACACAGCACGGCCTAGCCGGCCCTGATAGGCTTCGGCTGGCTCGGCTGGTTCGGGCGGTAGGTACTTGCGCTTTACCTCATCGCCCTTGAGGCAATACCAGGCGTCATAGGCACGCTCCAGATCTTCCTTATGCTCCCGCAGTACCGGGTGCTGAAAACTCGGCAGCTTGGGGTCAGTTCCAGGATGACTCGACTGCACCAGCGCCCACCATTAGCCTGCTACTGGAGCTTTCCTGCTGGGCTATAGCTTTACCGCCCTAGGGTGCGGCTTGCGCTGGTTGCGGCCGAACAGCGACGGCTGAACTGCCGAGGTAACGGCGGGCCGGGGCTGACGCGGGCTGCGGGCCTTGGGTGCTGGTGGTGCGGTTGCCACGTCAAGGCCGAGCATCCCCTGGCGGAACTGCTGTAGGGTCTTACCGCGCAGTTGGATCTTCAGTCGGTTGTGGAATTGAGCCATCGACCCATAAGGGTAGGGTCGCTTGAACGGATCGGCGGACCATCGCTCCAGCAAGCCACGATCAGCGGGCCGCAGGTTGTTAAATGCCTGTTCAGTGAGGCGGAACAGCGCCGCCGCTACGCTCTCATCCATGACCTGGGGCTGGTGATCGCTGAACAGGGTGATCTCGTCTTCTAGCTCAACAGTGCCGATCATGGCACCCATCATTTCGGTGATCTCAGCCTCGGTGAAGGCGGGAATGGCCTCTACTATCTGGGCCAGGCTCAAGCCTTCGGCCAGCAACCGGCGCACCTTGGGGTAGTGCTCACGCCACTTTGACGGCATCTTTATATCGTAGCCATGATCCCTAATGTGATGTTTGATCTGCCCCTCAATGTATTGGCAGACGCAGGTAGAGATGGCATACGGGCGACCGGTACCAGGGTTGAGGCGCTCGGGATCGTAACGACGGCAGCCGTTCACCAGCCCCTCCATTGCAGGGCCAATGAAGTCGTCATAGGGCCGACCGCACATCCTCGACCATTTGTTGGCGGCCTTGCGGGCAAGTCCCTGGTTTTCGACGATCAGTCGCTCTGATAGCTCGGTGCGTGGCGGGCTGCCGGGTTTGGTCGGCTGTTCAAGGGGTTCTCTTGCACGAACAGCTCGCCGCGATCGAGTAGTAAGACGTGGCTTGGCGTCAGGTAGATCTTCACCGCTGGCGATGGTGGCGTCCAGCTCCCCCCGAACCGGAACAGCTCCAGGTGGCTCCCCTGCGACGACTGGCGAAGTCGCCACGTCCCCGCTACCGGCATGCCGATCAGTTGGGACAAGGGAGCTGGCGGGAGCTTCAGGGTTGCCATCGGTGGGCTGTGGTTGCGGGTTGGGTCTGGTGGTCATGGCTGGCGGCAAGACTCACGAACACGATCGGCGGAACTTGCCGCAATCTCGCGGGCAGACTGCAGGCTGTCGGCGTACTTGATCTCCAGCAAGGCGGTATAAGCCTCGCCAAGGGCATCCCATCGGCGTAGTTCACGATCCGAAGCTGGCAGGTGGAATGGGACTAGCTGTTGGGCGAGGGCGTACAGGCGGAGCTGGCGGAATAGGCGGAAGATGTTCATGGGTTGCGTGCCTCAGCATCCTTGCGCAAAGCGTCCAGCGCTTCGACGGGTAACAAGATATGACCCCCATAATCTTCGCCAAATTCAGGGCCAGCCATCTGGTATGCCCACAGCCTGCTCTTGGTCATACCGTGAGGTCTTGCCCCTTCATATTGAATGCTGGTAATCGGGATCATCTCCGACCAGTTCTGTTCCAGCAGCCAATCAACGACCGCAGGGGGCGGAAGGTGCGGGTCGCGGGGGGTGTCCATCGGTTGGGTGGGTTGGGTGATCATTTGCTTTCCTGCTCAGGATGGTTGGTCAAGTTATAGGCTTGCGCCAAAAGTAATACGCTAACAGCGTTACACGCACCAGCAGCGTGTACCGCAGAAATATCAGTTTCCAGGCATTGCGCCAAAATCCTTTGCATCAGATCTTCTTCCGGGTCTGGGTCAGCATCCTGCTCAGGATTTGGGGTCACAGGCGGCAAAGCGGCAATTCTCAGCCCCCAGTTCCCGTCTTGTCGTTGCTGCCATTCACCAATGCGGATACTGCGCCCGTCGTCGGTTTCAACCTCAATAAATCGGGGGCCCTTTGGTCCCGGCGGACCGTCGAAAACGATGTTGATCGGTGCAGGGGTGTCCATGGGTGTGTCCTGGGTGGGTTGGGTGGTCATCGAAAGCCGGGGATAGTCGATCGCCTAGGCACCGGCTCCCGTGGGGACGGGGCGGCGGCGCCATGGCCGTAGGTGGCGGTGGTGATGCGCATCGGGCCGGTGCCCTGCATCGCATTGATCGCCTGGCTCAAGGCGTCCACCTGGTCGTCAAAGGTATCGCCAGGGAACTTCAACAGCTGCGACTTAAGCAGCTCGGTCAGCGGGTGCCATCGAGGCAGGAACACTCGGCCCTTATTGAACTCAGGCGTAGCGGCATTAGCCCTGGCCACCTTCCCACCTACCGGATCGACGGCATGAACAATAAAGCCAGCGGCGGCACGCTTCAGGGAGCTGATAACGGCGCTGCCATTTGCCTTGTCCTCAACAAACAACTCGCCAAAGTTCCATGTCGGCCACATTGCCCCAACGGTTTCTTCGGTTTTAGCGAAGTCCATCCGCTGATCCAGCAGGTCAACCAGCCACGCCCCAGAACTGTCCTGGCCCCATAGCTGCATGGCCACCATGTCGCTGCCAGCGGTGTCCTTGAAGGTGCAATCAAGGCTCGCCAGTTTGCGTACAAAGCGATCGGGCAGTATCGCGTCACCTTCCAGTCCAGGGCGTTCGCGGGTGCCATAGAAGCGGAACATCCCCGCATTGAACACCGTGCCACCTGCCGGCTGCGGGCGCTGCTGGTAAAGGGCTGCCCAGTCTCGATCTGGGGTGTTCAGCTGCTTTTTTCGTGCCCACTCGGCATCGTACCTATCGGGGTCCAGCGCTTCACCGGGCTGGCGATGGTCAGGCTCCAGTGTGAGTGTTGCCGGCACCGCAACCTGCACCGGCTCGGCGATGATTGACATTTGAATTACATGCCACGGTTCGGCCGCGTCTGCGTTGCCGTCGCGCTCCAGTTCCTCAACCTGAGTGATCAACCAGCCGATCAGGTCGGCATCGGCCCATCGAGTATGGGTGATCAGCTTGAGGCAGCCGGGTTCTTCACGGGTATTGAGCACCGTGGACCACCAGTCGTAAAGCTGGCGGCGATATGCGGCAGATTCGGCCTCCTGCCGGTTTTTGATCGGGTCGTCAACATTGATGAAGTGGGCGGGCAGGCCGGTGCCTTTGCCGACGCCAGCACCCCAGAACCCGCCAAGTTGGCCAGCAACCTTCCAGCGGCCTTTACCTGAGCTACTGGGATCAAGGATGCCACCAGAGGCGGTGAAGTAATCACGGGCCGCCTGGCCGAACTCTTCGGCGAGAGGCTGGCTGTGGGCACCCTGGCCCCATGTGCGATCGGGATAGCGACGGATGAACCAGGACGGCAGAAAACGGCTGAAAATGGTTGACTTGAAATGCCGTGGCGGCAGCATCAACAGCAGTCTGGGGATCTCGCCAGCGCCAACCCGCTGGCCAATCTCTACGAGGCGGGTGTTGTGTCGAGTGAAGGGGAATTTAGGGTAGACCGCTGCGATGTGATCACCGAAGGACCGGGTGTAGGGCTCCTGTGGGTTGCTCGTTGAAACCGGCGGCTTCAGGACATGGCCAGAGCGGGTGCCGCAGATCGTCATGAGCAAAGCTGCGCCAACCGGGCAGCGGTGTTGATTGCACCTAGGGCGATGTGTAACTGGCCAGCTTTGCGGGCTTCTAGCTGCAAGGTTGAGCACTGAGCCAAGAGGTCAGCGATCATTTGGGGGCGCTCCATGTCCCAATCAGCGGCAAGCTGATCACGGGCAATGGCTAGGTAGTTGTCAGCGGTGCGACTGCTTACCCCCCAGTTTTTTGAAGCGTACTGAAGGCAGTCCGAGCGGCGGCCACCATTGGCGATAATGCGAGCGAAGCGTGCTGCGCGTTCAATGGTCTGTGCCTGGGTGCTGCCTTTGGCTGCCATCAGTCGTACTCAATCCCGAACCACTGCCGGCCGATTTCCAGCGCCACCCGCTGCGTCATGTAGGGCGGGACGGACATGCCGCAGACGTAGCCGGCGTGACGGTCTGCGGACTTGCCATATTTGTAGTCGTCAGGGAATGACTGAATCCGCGTCAGTTCAAGAGCGGAAAGGTTGCGCGGCTCCTGATCATGCATTGTGTGCCAGCTTTGCGAGATCGCAGTTCTGGCTGGCAGAGATTGATTAATCTTGTGAACCTGAAGACCCGTTGATCCATAGTCGCGGCCCGCTTTACCGGGCGGCACTTTCGCCCATATCTTTGCGTAGCACGGCGGCAGCGCATCGCCTTTTTGTTTTGGTAGATCAGCCCATGCTTGCCTGAGGGTCGTGACAGGTTCCTCAAACTTCATCTCCAACTTTCTCCATCCCAGATCCTGCCGCCGTGCAATAAAGAACGTTCGCTCTCTGGCTTGCGGCACACCCATCCGCGCAGCGTTGAACAGAAACAACTGAGCGTCGTAACCTGCCTCCCGGAATGCTGCAAAGATTTCTTTGACGTATCCCTTTGCATTGCCGAGGATCAGTCCCTTTACGTTTTCAGCCACAATCACTTTCGGCTGCAGCCGCTGGCCAACCTCGATGAAGTGAAAGAACAAGTCGTCTAGTACCTGCTTTACTTGCCCTTCGCGGAAATGGTGAGCATCGCCCCATTTCTTTTCCCTGCTGCCAGCCACGCTGAACGATGAACACGGCGGCGATCCGTCCAGTAGATCCAGGTTTTTTAGCTCATCGGGGATTTCTTCTAGCGGCAGCTTGTTGAACTGCTGCACTCCCATCAGATAGCTGTGCTTTGGCTTGTGATTGGCCCGATAGATCGCCATCATTTCCGGGTCAATCTCAACACCACCAAGCATCTGAAAGCCTGCCAGCTTGTAGCCCATCGTTGAGCCGCCGCCGCAATGAAAGCAGCTAAAAGCTGTCAGCCCGTTTTTTGGAACGGTAGCTAGGTCCGTTAGCTTCCATGGCCCGTGAAAGCGTCGGAAACGATTTGTCATCAGTTAAACTCAAACTTGCATCGCGGGCAAGTGTGATCAAACTCAGAGAAGCTTTCCGGGTCTAATTCTTTTGATCCTTCGTGTTCCTTGGCTGCAGTTGTCATTTCCCCTTCTTTACCAATCAATGACGCTAAGTCTTCGGCTTCAAACCAAGGGGCAATGTCGTGCGTCTCGCTTAGCTGCTGCAGCATCAGCCCGTCCCACTCGCTGAGATCGCTGGTGCGGTTGTCGGCTAAGGCTAGGCCGATTTTCTGCTCTTCTGTCAGCCCAGTGCGTCGCACGGCAACGATCTCGTCACCCTCGGTTTCGATGATCCGCACCTTGCTGATGCCTGCGGCCTTAGCCCCTTCAACGGTGCCGTTGCCAGCGAGGATCCTGCCGTCTTCGTCAATCACGATGCTGCGGGCAGCACCAAACCGCTGCAGCGACTCCTGAATCAAGGAGGTTGAGCGGTCGGTGCGCTTTCGGGCGTTGCGGGGGTCAGGCTTGAGATCCCTGATGGTTGCCAAGGTCGGGCCTCTATGATTGTAGAAAGTCTAAGCCATTATTGCATATTGAGAAGAGCAATGCAGGAAATGTAGCTGCCGAGTTCACGCCACCGGCCCCACGCGATGCACGGCCCAGTAGGCGGCTTGCCCAGGGTGATGGCTGGCATCAATCAACTGGGCACCCAACAGGTCCGCCATCCGACGGCTTGCCTCAAACTGCGGACAGCCCCAGCGGGTTGTCAATTCCGACATGGCGACATGTGGTGTCAGACCGGCGGCAATACGCGGGGCCAGCCAGGTGGCAAGGTCAAGGCAATCGAGCAGGGTGTTGGCTGGCACCCACGGGCGGCGGGTTAGGACGGTGCGCACCAGGTCGGGGGTCATGCCCTTCCCTCAAACTGGCGGACCATGGCGCGGCAACAGTCCTCCGTCGCGGCAGCTACGGGCTGGTTTGCATCGATGCGGGTCCATCCACGCTGTTCAGCCAGGTAGCTAAAACCTACCCTCACGTGGCCCAGGAAGGATTCCCCTTCCGCCTCAATGCGGTCGGCCATTTGCCCGCCACGGCGCCGGATCGACTCGGCCACGGACGCATCCAGCCAGAGGGTGAGATCAGCCTGCAAACCGCCCGTAGCCAGGTATTCCAGTGCTCCAATCAGGCCCAAGTCCAGGCCCCTGCCATAGCCCTGATACGCGGCTGTCGATCCAGTAAAGCGATCACATAACACCCAATCCCCCCGTTCCAACGCCGGCAGCAGGACCGTTTCGACATGCTGGGCACGATCGGCGGCATAGAGCAGCAGCTCTGCACGGGGCACCGGGGCCGCTTCCCCAGGAGGGCGCAGCAGCAGCTCCCGCAGTGCCTTGCCCAGGGCGGTGCCCCCAGGCTCTCGGCTCACGATCACGCGGGCGCCAGGGGGCAGCAGGCCGCTGGTGGGCAGCCATTGGCGCAGGGCCTCCAGCTGGGTGGTCTTGCCGCAGCCGTCGATCCCCTCCAGCACGATGAAGCGGCCACGTGGTGGGGTTGGGCTGGTCATCCCTCCCCCTCCACAGATTGCGGCAGTGGCTCCATATAAATGTCAGGCAGCCATTTCCAATCGTGATCAATCAAGACGTTTTTTCCTGCCACTTCCCGCAAGGTGCCATTTGCGGCCCATGCACTGCCCCAACGGAGTGGCCACCACCTAACCACTTGCCCGATGAACTTACGGGCTTGCGCAGCTTTTGTGATCCGGTTTGCGTGATCGTTCATCCTTCCCTCTCACCCTCAGGTGTTTCCAGTCCACGGGCATTGATCTGCAGCATCACCCGACGCTCAGCCTCCGGCGTCAGGCCAGCGGCGGCGATGGCATCAACCACGGCGGCGATGGTCTTGCGCTCGGTGCGACGTTCGGCGGCGGCATCGCTGAAATGATCGCGCAGCCTGGGGTGATGGGTCAGGAGCCAGGTTGCTGCCCAGAGGTTCGGAGATTTCTTTTCCTCCCCTTCCGATGGCTTAGGCGGCAACGCTGCATCGCGCAAGCAAGTGACAAGGTTTTTGCACTCTTCCGCATCCGCTATAAAGATGGCACGCCGAAATTGGTATTCAAGGCTTTCTTCGCCTTTGACTTCAGCATCACGAATCCAGGTCTGAGCGGTCCTTCGGCCGATCCCAAGCCGGTCAGCGATCAATGCCAAAGGGAGCCCATGCGCCGCTTCCTGCCTGGCTTTTGTTACCAGCTCGGTTGTGAGCTTGCTTGGGCGACCAGCGGGCACGGGTTGTAGCGGTGGCGAATGGTTGCCGGGGGACAAGTCGGGTTACCCCGCCTGCCGATTCAGCTATCGGGCCCGATAGAAGAAACCCGGCTCCCATATCATAAGCCATTCCTGCCGTCTACGAAAGGCAGCAAACCGTCAAACCTTCGCCAAGGTCACACCAGCCGCCTGCTTTTGGTACTTGCCCTCGCCGTAAGCGTTGTCACATGGCAGCCCTTCGTAGAACAGCGCCTGGCAGATGCCTTCGTTGGCGTAGATGCGGCAGTCAGCCCCAGATGAGTTGCTGATTTCCAGGGTCAGGTAACCTTCCCAGCCAGCTTCACCAGGTGTGAGGTTCACGATGATCCCACAACGGGCGTAGGTGCTCTTGCCGATAAACTGGGCAGTGACGTTGGGCGGGAGCTTCAGTCGCTCGATCACCACCCCAAGGGCATAGGTGTGACCGGGAAGGATGAAGTAGTCGCCATCCTGCTCATGGTGGTGCAGATCTGCGTGAGCCAAGCAGCGGTCATCAAAGGCCTTGGGGTCAACGATCAGGCCAGGAACGTGCCGGAAGATGCGGAATTCCTTAGGCGAGAGCGTGAGATCGCAGCCGTAGGAGGAGCAGCCGAAGCTAATGACCGGGCGCTTGTAGGTGTCCCACGGGGCGCCGGGAAAATGCGCCTCCACCTGCCGGATCTTCCCCGGGCAAAACGGGCTGATCATGCCCTGCTCCGCAAGCTGGCGGATGCGCCAATCAGGGATCGGGCCGGCTGGGCTGGGAATGTGGATCGGGCCGTGGTTTGGGAGGATGGTTTCTTGTTGCTCGGGTGTGGCGGTCACTTGGTGCTGGGGGTGATGGGTTCGTAGATGGTGCGGGATTGGTGCTTGGCGATCTGGCGGAGGTCCGTCCAGTAGGGCGCTTCGTGATCGGGGGGCAGTATCAACGCCTCGGGGATGCCGGTGGTGTTGCGCACCCTGAGGATGCGGAGGCCCCATCCGGGGGTTTTGGTAATGGTCATGGCTGAGGTAATTGGTCGGGTGGGCTGACGCAATACCAAGCGGTCATCATGCTTCGCCCGGTATCACGCACACCACGCCATTGGGTGTTCTTGGGCTTGGCCACACTGCGCAGCCTGGCAAGCCCGCTGGGTTCAATCTTGTCCACCGTCCAATCTTTCAGTCGCGGTGATCGCCAAACGTCGCCAAGGCGGAAACGGTCGGCAGGGGGTGGGGTTTCGGTTGTGGGGTTCATTAACCGGTCAGGGGTCAGCATGGTTTAATCTTCAAGGGAAAATGAAAAGTCAGTCCACAAGGCAACCGGATCAATACCGCTGCCATCTGGCACGTCCTGCGGGCACCACAAGGCGGCGTCTACCGGCAGCCGTCCGTCTAGTTGCCGGTAGCGGCGAACTGACCATTGCGTAAAGTCTTCGGCCAGGTAAGGCGGTGAGTTGCCGGGATCGGATTGCATGGCCAACGCTTTGGCCTTGCCCCTGGTTTCCGTAAACACATAGCCGACGTACTCATCCCCAACGGGGCGAGCTTGGAAGCAAAGCGCGGGGGTGGTCATGGTTCAATCCTCAATTCACATTCAAAAGCAATGATCGGCGGCGGTTCGATCACCCCATCAGCTGGGTCTGGCCGGGTTCTGCGGAGGCAATCCTCGCAGCCCTCGCGCCAGGCCCAGCGGCCATCCTCGCTGTAGCCATTGCCGGGGCAGCCCAGCACCTCCCAGCCGTGGGCGCGGACGTGGGCGGGTCTTTGGGGGCTATGGCGATGAAACCGGATGCGACCGTCATGGCGCATAGCCTGGAGTCTGCAGTCAATTCGAGCCGCCTTTGATCCGCCCCAATCCCCGCCAGGAGGCGTCAAATTGGGGTCAGAAAACGGATGCACGTCGCTATCCCGCAAAGACAGCCAGATCAGCCAGTCAAGCTCATCGTTTAAAACGGGATCAGGCATCGGGCCCCCTTAGCTCACGGGCAATAGCAAGCGCGGCCGTCTCCTTCCCTGGGTCAATCGGCGGCCACATTCGCGGGTCCTGCCTGCGCTCCAGGGCTCTCCATCCATCCTGGATAGACGGCTCGGCGTCGGGCTGGTGGCAACCAACCCCATCAAGCCAGTCGGCAACTTGAACACATGCCGCTGCTATAGCACGCAAGTAATTGCTGTCCCAGTAGGTTTTTATGACATGCTCACATTCGGCGTCGTATGTATAGCCTTTAACCATTTTTTTAACAGGATCCAAAGTCGGCTGAAATTCGCCAAGATCTTTCATCACGTCAAGAGTGTCTTGGCTTAATTCATCCCATTCGGGCGGTTTAGAGTTTGACATTGGGGTGGCAGTTGTGTGTGGGGTTCGATTGAGCCATTGATACGGACCACACCGCCAGGGCGATGCAGTCAGAGAGGGTGAGGTCAGCCATTGGCCCCCTCCAGCTCGGTGGCAATGGCGAGCATTTCGGCGCGAATCCGCATGCACTCCCCAGACATCGGCGTTGCCAATCGCGTTAGCAGAGGCATAGGAGCCACCTGGTCAGC